GGGATTGGCGCTCGAGCGCCTCGGCCACTGAGCAGGATGGGGCATCGTCTTCTGGCGCGCTCTCGTCGGCCAGCTCCGGGAAATAATCGAGCACGGTCGGGAGCACTTCGCGCTCCTTGCCGGCGGCATTCTTCGAGCAGCCGATGATGAATTGCCCGTCGCTCGCGCGGTTGCCGAGATCCATCCAGTAGAACGGGGGAGAATCCGCGTCGGCGATCGCCGCCCCCAGCTCGCGCCTGGCTGAGGCGGTGTCAACGCAGCTGATGAGGAGGTCGGCGCCCCTGACCCCGGTCGCGGCCGGCGCTCGGCCGTGCACGGCTTGCCAAGCGAGACCATGCGCGAGATTGATCCGCTCGGTGAGCGTCCGCGCTTTGGAGTTGCCCAGGTCGCATCGGTAAAATGGCTGGCGCCCCAGATTTGCCTCGGTCACAATATCGTCGTCGACGACAGTCACATGCAGCGATCGAGATGAGATAGCGCGCAGGGCCGTGTCGAGCGAGGCAAGACCCATGAGCATCTGCGCGCCGTTGCCGCCACATCCGACCAGCAGGATGTTGATCGTGCGCTGGTGGAGCGCGGCAGGTAGATAATGGCGATCGGGGAGGTCAGGCTGCATCGTAATCTCCTGAGAAGGGAAGACGTGGCAACGGCAGGAACATGCCGCCGGCGCAAAGGCGCGACGCGATCACAGGTCCGTCGGGATGGTCGATGCGACCGATGACGATCGAAATCTTTGTCGCATGTGCGTCGTCGGCGTCATCGGTGGCGCTGAAGAATGCGCGGCTATGGCCATGACTGTGGATATCGCAGACCAGATGCCAATCGGGCTGCAGGGCCGGGGTCCGATAGACGAGCCGTGACGGCGTGGCATTGTCGATCGCGGGGAAATTGACCCCGAATTCCCGCGTGACCTCGTTCCAGATCACGAACGCCGCCGCTTCGTTGGGCAACGCCGCGTAGAAGTGCTCCAGGATATCTTCGATAGGCGCGCGCGGGATCAATCCGCAGCGCAAATCTGCCTTCGGTTTGCCCACGCTGCCATATGGAAGGTATCCCGAAATCGGTGACGCGATCGGGGCGTCGAGTTCGAGCCATGGCCTCCGCAGGATCAACATGACCCCATCGTTCCCGATGGCGAGGCCGTGGCCTGCCCGCGCCGTCCGAAGCGCATCGATCGCCGGCGACCGCCCGCTCGGCGGCACAGGATAGCAGGGCACCGCAGCGAGCACCGCGGCGGCTGTCGGATCATCGGCGAGTTGGGTCATCGCTGGACGCTCCCCGCGATCAGCTTCCCGAGCGTGATCGGCTCAATCGCCCCCCGTCGTTGTTCGCGCGGATCGAAAGCCTTGAGACGCTTGACCGGAAAGCGCTGCGCCTGGCGGGCGGCGAGATCTTCCCAGAGCCTGACCAGCCCGCCTTTGCCTGTAACCGTCAGTTCCTGGCCGGGGTTGGGGTGAGTCGACCATGAGTCAAACACCGCGCGCTCGAACTCCGGGATTGAAGCGATCGTCAGGGCTTTCGGTCTCGCTACGTTGCCCCAGCAGAGTTTGCCGGTGATGAAGACGTTGAGGATCGGCGAATGAAGCAGCTCGGTATCAGCGGTGGGCCGCTGGCTCGCCGGCAGGGCATAGACACCAAGACCCGATCGCGTGGCGACGAACAGGTGCGCGGGATACGGGATCGGTACGATCGTTCGCGTCGATAGCACGTTCACGCCTTTTGGGGGGTTCGTCAGGGCGAAGAAAGCCGGTCGGACCTGCTCGGGAACCCACCACGCGAGCACCTCGGCGTGTGAGACCAGCACGTTTTCGGGCAGGATCTCGGGTACAACGGTCTGGTCGAGGGCCTCAGCCCATTGGCGAAGGTGCGCGCGCGTGAGCGGGATGCCGGCAGCGATCGTCGGCCGCTCGTCTTCGAGCTCGACGGCGTGGATGCTGGCGAAGGCAGGTGCGCCGAGCATCTTGCGGCCATGAGTTGGTTCGCTCCGGTAGAGCAGGATGGCGTTGGTCAGCGCCAAGCCGCCGGCGGTGGCTTCAAATTGTGTGGAATGACTTGGCATAGGTGTCCTCACATGCTGGCTGGGTTGAGGTTGATCAGGTCTTGGGCGGCGAGCAGGAGCTCCGCGCCGAGCTTCAATGAAGCGAACCAGTCATCGATCTGGCTGGCGTCAGGCAGCGGGCAGAGGCCAGCGACATCCATGAAGCCCTGCTGCATCCCGTGCTCGCCGACATAGTCGAGTTCCCGCGCGAAGTGGTCGGCGGGGACTAGTGTCATGGCCGGTAGGTGCGAGGCGTCTTCGAAGTCGGGGATGTATTCAACGATCTGGTCGAACGCGAAGCGCCAGGCGTTCGCCTCGGTCGCAATGCCGGCGAGGGCTTTGTGCAGGTCACGAAGCTTACGAATGTTCTGTCGCAGTGGGGCCGGCAACTGCTTCATCGGAGCAGCATTCTTGGCGAGCATCCATTCGGGACGCCGGGCATTCATCGCCGACGGCAACATTTCCTCGTCAATCTCGGCTGGGTCCGTGCCGTGCCATTCGATCATGGCTTTGGTGGCACCGAGGTCGTCGGTTTCGCCGTCCCAATAGTAGCCCGACATCTCCTCGAAGAGGTCTTCGTACCCAAAAATGGGAAGCGCCATCGACAGCGTATCGACAAGCGCCTTGTAAGCTGCCGCCCGCCAGCTGACCGGTGCGACCCTCCTGAACGCTGTGTTCCTCAGGACATTGTCGTCGGCTTCGATCCAACCGAGATCGAGTTGTCCGACGCTATCGCAGATCACGGCAAGCGCCGGCGGCAGGTTCTCGTCGCCGTGGAGAACGACCACCCGCAGATCCGCGAGCTCGAAGGGATTGAGGATCTCGAGCACTGCGGCACCGAACACCTTTTCGATCCGCGCTCGGGCCTGGGGCCGGGTGTAGCGCCGCGCGGTCGTTTCGCGGGCCGCGACCCAGCGCCCGATCAGCTTGTGGTGCTTCGCAAGCGGCGCGTCGAACAGCGCCGGGACGTCGATCGAAAGCTTGACCGATCGCCCAGCGAGATCAGCCAAGGGGCGCGAGGCGCAATCCGATTGGCGGTTGAAGCGCCTCGCTTTCCCCGCGGCCGCCGCTTGTTGGGGCGAGGAGGATTCGCCCATGGAGGACCTGAAGTTCCTCGCTGCAGACTGGCTGGGCAAAGCTGGTACTGTCGCCATCATCGGGGTCGATCCATTCTAGGAGCGTTTTCCGGGGTGCGGCCGGGATGGCCGCGCTGCTGCGCCGGGCCATCTCAGCCCTTCGTGCCAACAGCCCGACGGTATTCGGTCACGTGGACGCCGTTCGACACGCCGGCGTCGGCCATCTCGGCGTTGAGGATCGCCGGATAGAGCGTGGCATGGTAGGCGCGCAGGCCTTGCGTATCGCCGGCAAGGTGTGGTGGCACGGGAAGGTCGATACCGTCGTAGCGATAGACTTGGGTCAGCTGTTCGATTTTCATGGTCGCCTCGTGGCTGGAAGGGTGTCGTCAGAGATTGCCTGGCTCATCACCAGAGACTGGCGGGCTCGCCTGGAGCGGGCGCCGGGGGTATCGGGGCTGCGGCTGGGGCGGTCGCAGGCGACTTGGGCGCGGTGGCCGCAGGCTTCGCCTTGGTCTTCGCTGCCTCGGCGGCTTCACGCTGCTCGGCGATCTGGTCGGCAAGCGCCTTTCGCGCCGATATGAGCTGGCCAAGAGCGCCGTCGGTCCCCTTTGCGAGCTCCGCATCGATCTCAGCTGCAGACGCGGTGATCGATATCGGCCGCGCCTCGCCGGACTCGAGGCTGTGCTTGCCGCCTTCAGCCTTGCGGGGGATGACGGTCAGGGTGACCGTGTCGTCGGGCCCGGCGACGAGGTTGAAGCCGAGCGAGTAGCGAGACAACAGCGGAAGCAGGCTGGTGATCAGCATGGCGGTCTATTCCTTTTCAACGGCGGTGGTGGCGGAGGCTTCGGGTTCCGGCGCTGCGCTGCTCGGCGGCGGCCCGTATTTGCCGTCGAGCGTGATCGCGCTTGGTAGCCGGCCGTCCCAGCTGAACCCGGTTGCGTTGAGCATGCCGGCGACGATGTCGGCCGGTTTGGACTCGAGCAGCCTCGCGAACTTCCTCGCGCCCATGTGCTCGACAAGGCCGCACTCCTGCGCGATGAACTTGAGCTCGTCCTTGTTGAACCGGCCGAGGAAGGCCTGATCGACCTTCCAGGTGTCGCGCAGCGTTGCTTCGAAAGCTCTTGCGATCTCGGGATCGCCCTCGACCGCGCGAATCAGCGCCGTGCGCCACGCGGCCTCGCGGAGCTCAGTGACCCGGCTGGCGATCGAAGCGGCGGTGACCTTCACAGCCTTCGCGGCCGTGCTGTTGGGCGCTGGCTTGGTGGCAGCTTTCGGCGCTGGGGCAGGTGCTGGCGCTTCCGGCTTGCGGGAGGCCGGCGCCTCCGCCGCGGCGGGCGGCGCTGCGCTCTCCACAGGTTGCGCCTGAGCCGCCGCCTCGGTCTTCAGCTGGAAGCAACCGGGATTGGTACAGGCCCCATCATCGACATGGGTTTCGAACAGCGCGCGCTGCGTTCCGGAATTGAACGGGCAGGTCGTGCATTCGGTCTTGTCGAAGGTCGCGGCGGCAAGGCTCTGTGTCACGCGCATAAGCAGCTCGCGCGTTTTAACGACGTCGAGGCCGGCGCTCAGGATCGTGTCGAGCGCCTTGTCCTGTTTGTCGCCTGGAACCGCGGCGAGCAGCTCGGCGTGCCCGACCTTGATGCGGCGTTCATCCAGCGCGAGCTTCGCCGCGGCAGAGAGGTTGGCGAGCGCGAGGCGTCGATCGAGCTTGGCCGGGGACCAGCCGAGCCGGCGTGCCGCCTCGGCGCGCTCATTCTGGCAGGCGGCCAGGACGCGGACCGCGGCGTCGGCCTGCTCGGTTTCCGAAGCGTCGTCGCGCAGATCGTTCTCGTCGATCGCGGCCTCGAGCGCTTCCTGATCGGTCATCTCGCGGACGATGACCGGTACGACACCCTCAGCGCCAAACGCTTCGAGCGCGGCGCGGTACCGGCGCTCGCCGGCGACGATCACATAGGCGCCGTCGGCATCGGCCGCGGGGCGGACCAGCATCGGCTGAAGCATCCCGCGCAGGCGGAACGAGGCAACGAGTTCGTCATGCTTCGTCCGGTCGAAGTACCGGCGCGGGTTTTCCCCCGGCCGGATCTTGGGCAGCGGCAACCTGGTCGCGCTGAAGGGATCTGTGGCGTTCAACGGTGGTCTCCTTTTGGGGATTGGAAGGTGGCGGGAGTCTGCGACTGCGCGGTCATGCGAACGCACCAAAAAGGTTAGACATCGCATTCGGGACGCCGCAGATTCCCGTGGCCGCTTTCGGGCCGGTTAGACTTTTCAACCCACTGGAATCAGGTGCTTGTGGATGCCTCGGTCGGGCCTCCACCTCCAGAAAATTATGCATCGTTTCCAAACCTTTCTTGGAGATTGGTGTCTACCCCATCGGAGAGGTTAGACTTTTCCCACCGCGCCAGAGCGACGATCGCGTCGTCTGCCAGGCCGACTTGATTGGCCGCCTGGGTGTAAATCGCGACCTCTGCATCGCCACTATGCCCAGAAACCGACTTGAGCGTCTGGTTGCCGAGGTGAAGGGTCGCCATGCGTCGCATGATCGCCTTGCGCAGCCCGTGGGCGGTGCATTCCGGGAGCCCAGCCTCGTCGCACCGGTCGCGAAACCAGTTGCCGAATCCGGCATTCGAGAACGGCTTTCCGTACGAAGTCACGAGAAAGCATAGATGGCCATCGGCCGGCATCGCGACGATCGCCTCGAGCAATTTCGGCGCGACGGCGATCCAGAGATCCTTGCCGCTCTTGCCCTGGACGACATTGATCCGCCCTGCTCTGATGTGCTGGCGCCCCATCCGGATCGCGTCACCGCGCCGTTGGCCGGTCCACAGCAGCAGCTCCATCGCGAGTCGGGGCTTGGTGCCGAGCGCGTGGCGGGCCCGGAACTGTGCGATATCATCCTCGGTCCAGCTATAATAACCGGTCGACTTCTGCCCGGCCGCCACCTTCACCTTGTCGGATTGCGTCGCCGGGTTGGTATCGCGCATGCCCTTCTTAATCGCGAAGTCGAACAGCCGGACCAATTCCTTGCGCAGTTTCCGGGCTGCCTCCACGCCGCCCTCGATCCGCTTTCCGACCTTCCGCTTGACCCGCTTCTTGGCAATGATCGCGTCGATGTGGTCGAACTGGAAAGCGTCGACGGGGAGATCGCCGTGCTCGGTTCGGAACTTGTCCACGATCGCCCGCACCTTCGCCTGCGTCGTCACCGTCGGGCCGAGTCGCGTCGGGACGGCCAGATATTGCTCCACGAGCGCCGCGATCGTCCCAGGCTTGGCGCGCGTCACCACATGGTCGACGGGGCGCTCAGCAGGGTTCATGCAGAGCCGGTACTCGGTTCGGAATGCCTCGGTGCCGAGCGGCGCGGCGAAATAGTGGGGATCGAACCCCTTGCGCCTGAAGCGGAGACGCTCCTTGCCATGCCGGTCGACAAAGCTGGTGACGTATTTGGGGAGATATCTAGCCCTCATTGGCGAATATCCTGTCGCAAGGATTGGCCTTCGCTGATGGCGCGGCCGATTCGCTCAAGATGACGATCTTTCCGTTCGGTTCAATCTCGATCCGCCCGACGCGCACGCCGGCACTCGCCACCGCCCTTAGTGCGCGGGTCAGGTCGGCTTGCTTGAAGCGGGCGGCGGCGGTCATTGTCGTTCCTTGAATTCGGTGTCCGCTACTCTCCCGGACTGGTCGCGCCTTGCAGCTGGTCAGGCCGCGCGTTCGACGCTTTCGCATCAGGCCGGGGTGCTTCACACCGGCCCAATCTCGTCAGGGCGGCGCGGCCAACCCCGCCTTAACCGAGCTCGCCAGCCCGCGAACAACCGCCGCAGTCTCGCCGTGGCCCTTTGCCGCAAGCCGGTCAGCCAGGTTGTCGATGAAGTTGGCGATGTGGTGGTCTTGCTCCTGCCTGATTTCGGCGAAGGTGCGGCGGCGACAGGTGCGCTTTTTCATGACGGCACCTTCCGGCTGGCCCGGCGCAGCGCATACAGCTGCGCCGTCGTCATGTATTCGGTGTAGATCTCCGGACAAGCGTTGCAGTGCCAGTTGATGAACTCGAAGCCCAGGCTATGACCCGCTCCCCAATCGAAGAGCGTCCCTCCGCAGGGGCAGGGCCGCGTGGCCCGATGGTCGCCCTTGTCGGCGTCGTTCTGTTCAATAGTGTAGCGAATGGGGTTGCCATCGATTCGCCCATGCGGGCGCAGGACATTTAGCTCCGGGTCCGGAATCTCGCCTGCCACAGCCTTTTCAACAATGGCGAGACAGCGGTGCGGATAATCGCGCCAACCCTCCCAGATTCGATTTGCCGCCTGGACGGAAAAACCCTCTCGGCGGAGGATGCTCATCGCCCACTCGCCGGCATAGTGCCAAGCGTAGCGAACGCCCGTCGAGTTGCCGCCGCGCCCAACCTTGTAGGTCTCGCCGCAGACTGTCAGTTTGCGCCCCGGTCCAAAGCGCGGGACGAATTTCCCGAGCGGATGGGCGTCGCAGATCTCAATGCCCTTCGCGATCCGGACATTACAGATCTTCGACCAGGTCGGGCCATGAAACGGGTGCTTGAAATCCGCCTGGATCGCCGCCTCCAATTCCGCGGCGCTCGTAGCGGCGCGCAGGCCGTTGAGAAAATCGGCGAGTTTCATGCCGGCACCTGATCGATATTGCCGCGCACGACGCGGAAGGTGAGCGCGACGACGTCGGGGTTATCCTGCCAGCGCTGGCCTTCGTCGGTGTGAAGACTGCCCCAGAGCGCGGCATAGCAGTTGGCGGCGGTCGGGCCCCAGAGCGGCTGGTGCGGCTTGGGGCCGAAACCGCAGTCCGTCCCGGGCGCGATCCACACGCCGCGGATTACGTCATCGCCGCCATTCTCTTCGGAGTAGGCTTTCGCCCACTCGCGATCTTCGTCGGTCGGCTCCTGCCAGAGGATTCCTTCCGCCTCGGCGTCTGCCTCGCTGATGCTCTGCAACGGCTCGACCTTCACGCCCTCGACGATCAGCGTCAGGCGCGAGGCCCAGCGAGGCATGTGGATGCACGGACGATATCGGCTAGGCAGAAAATCCCAGTCCCGTTCTTCGCCTTTGAGAAAGGCGGCTTTCTCGACCGCCTCAAATGACGGCGCCACCAGCTCGAGCGAGCCTTCGGCTTGGTAGTCGATCCAGCCGCGCATCTCCTCTGGATGCCACCCCTCGCAGGCTTCCGGAGATACCCGCCAATTCTCCCGCACGTAGAGCCGGTCGCCAATCGCGCATTTCCGAAGCGGCGACGTCGCCAGCCGGCGCGTCTGCGTCTTCCTCCCGTCCAGCAGTGCTCGGACCATAGGGGCGGAGAAGATGATGGGGCGATCGGTCATTGCGACACCTCAGAATTATGCGCGCCAGCAGGGAGGGAGCGAACTGCCGCTGGCGCGCCACCCGAAGCTTGCGAGGCCGGGGTGATGGGGAGAAGATCATCGAGCGCGTCGAACACTGCGACCGCTCTCTTATGCTGCGTCACATCGATTCCGGTCAGGTCCGGGTCGCTGGCCTCGTCCAGCATGTAGCTGTCCGCATATGTCCGCGTTGCCCGTTCAAGACCTTCGATCCTGGCCAACAACCCCGGCAACCAAACCCGCCAGCTCGAAAGCTGGTGCTCGGCTGCACACCGGGCGCAGAATTGCTCGTTGGTCTCGCCGGGGTGGTGTTCGGCGGCGGCTATGAGGTGGCGGAGTTCGGCTGGGGTCATAGCGGGGCCCTTTCGCGTCTCGCCGCCGCAGCGCGCTCGCGTGCGGCTCTCCAAAGGGCCGGATAGTCGCTGCCCCTTCCGAGATAGAATTCATCGCCGAACGCCAGCACATTGAGCCGTGTCGCGTGGCCGCATTCGACCAGGTCGCCAGCGGCTTCAGCGCTCAGGAGTTGATACTCGCGACTGCGCCGGCCGCTATAGGAGAGGGTGCAGAGCGGAGGGATTTGCTGGTAGCGCGCGAAGATCAGCGCACGGCGCTCTTGCTGGTTCTGCTCGTGGAACGGGACGCGCCCCTCACCTTCGCAGAATTCACAGCTGTCGCCATCGCAGCCAGAGGCAGGGCAGCGCGCGTAACCGTCGCCATCGTCCGGCTCTTCAAGATCCGCGTTCCGCCAGCCGAGCGCGTGAAGGCGCTTCAGGCGCGGATATCTAGTGCCCTTGCATACCTCGCAATCGGGGTTGCAGGCGCCGGTGCCTCGGCATTCACGGCATTTGACGGTGTCGTGAAGCATCGCCCGGGCCTTCGTGATCGTGACGGCAACGATCAGAGCGGCGACGCTGGTTTGGATCGTGGCACTCATGATTCAAACCCGCCCGCAGCGTTGACCGCCCCAACCACCAGCGCAGCAATCGCCGCGCTCTCCTCGTCCGACCGTTCGTTATCCGGATCGACCACGAACACCTGGTCGCCCTCGTCATCGACAACCGAGCCGACGAACTCGGGGCAGGCGCGCAGCGGGAGCATGATGCCCAGGTCGAGCAGCTGATCGGCGAAGGCGGCCGCGTCTGGCGCGTTTCGGAAGTCAGTCATTGGCCTGCTCCCGAGCATAGGCGAGCATCTTGGCCATCCCGTCATCCGAGAAGCCGTCCTCGTAGGCGTGGCTGTGCTCGTCGGGGGTCGCCGCGTCCGGGCTGTCGCAATCAACATGGATGCTGCCCGCATCCTCATAATAATGAACGAGCTGCCCGGTCCGGAGCGCCTTACCGCATGCTTCGCAGGCCATATGCCATTGCTTGGCGTCGGCATCGCGGATGGCGTGAAGTGCGGGATCGAGGCGGCCGACCTTGATCTTCGATCTTTCGGTCGGTCCGGCATTGCTACATTCGACGGCAGCGGACCATGCTCTGGCAACGGCGTCCCGGCGCCAATACGCGACCTCCTCGCGAAGGTCATTGATTTCGGAATCGGTCATGCTGAAAGCTCCTTGGCAGCCCTGAGCATCAGGCTCGCCGCATCGAGAAAGGTCTTGCGCGTCTGACCCTGCCGGGGCTCGGTCATCTTCGCGGCAATGTCGGTGTGCAGGACGGCCGTCGCGCGCAGGCCGGTGGCGATCACGTCGCGCTCCAGCTGGTTAGGGTGCCTGAAATTCAGCGCGAAGACGATAAGGTCCGCGGCCTCGGGGGATGCTGCTTGCGCGAACTCAGCCCCGTCCTTCAGGACCTGTTTGCCGCATGCGGTGTAGCCGGGCGCGGTCATGGGCGCTCTCCCGGTAGAGGCTCAGCGAGCCGGAATATTCCGCTGTGCTCGACGAGCAGACCGTTCCGCCGCAGCTGGGCCAGCCCGTTGTTGAAATTGCCGCCACGCGGTGCAGTGCCGATCGCCTCGCCAAGCTCGTCTTTGGTCAGCAGACCCCGCGCCAGAAAGGCGACGATCATCTTCGGCGCCGGGTTCGTTAGTGCTCCTTTCCAGAGGTTGATCGCGGCATCGCGGCTCAACCCTTCCGGGTCAGGCTTCGCAGACCGGATCATCTGCCCGTCAACGTCTTCCAGAATCCGCCCGCTCTCGCGCAGCCATTTCCGGGCAGCGTTGAAATTGCCGCCGCTGGCCTTGCGCCCCGTCATCGTCGCGGCTTGCGACCAGGTCAGGCGCGCCGGGTTCATGCGGTCGAGCAGCTCGGCGATCGCGAGTGCGGCGGGCGAGGCATTACCCCCGCCCGCCTTCTCCGTTGCGGTTCGTGCCGCCGGCGCCGGAGCGGTCGCCCTTGGGGTTGGCACAGCTGCCAGCGTCCCCTCTGTTTTGCCCGTCGTCTCCTCGGGGCCACCGCCGCCTTGGGCGGGGGTCTCGTCAAACATTTCCAGCGCGGGCCGGATGCGCCCCATGTCGGACGCGGCGGCACCGATCCGCGCAGCGATCTCGTGCAGCGCGCGGTTCTCGGTCACCAGCGCGTCAATCTGCCGCTGCCCGTAGGCACGCTCAATCGTCCATTCGTCGCGCTCGGCGCGCAGCGCGGCCAGTTCGGCGGCGAGTATAGGATTTGCATAATCCGAGCCGGATTTGCATATTTCCGCCTCGGGATCGGATTTCGCGACCAGCCCCGCCAATATCTCCCGCAAAGCCTCAGGCGCCGGCGGCGTCGCAACCTTCGCCTGTCCTGGCCGAACCATGGTCGTCTCGACATCGCCGACCCGAAACAGCGCAGGCTCCCGAGCCAGGGCCGGACCGAACGCCCAGAACTGGCGAGGCTCGGTGCCCATCAGCCGGCTATCGGATTTCCGCATGCCCAGCTGGTCCGCCATGATCCCGCGATCCAGCGTTTGCCCGACCCGACCCATCAGCCAGTTGTTGATATCGCCGCGGATATTGGCGTCGATCTTGGGCAGGCGCTGCGATGCCAGCACAGCGGTGAAGCCACGCTTCCGGCCGCGCTCGGTCAGCATCCGGATGGCGTCGGGGTCGAAGCGCTGCGCCTCGTCGATCACCACCAGGACGGGATGCCATAGCTCCTGCGGCGCCGAGATCATCGCTTCGAGGAAGTTCGCGACGAATTCCCCTGCCCCGCCATGGCCGAGGTCGTTCAGCTGGCAGATAAGCGAGAAGCCGTGCGTCAGTGCCGCGACCGCGAGCGCACCGGCATTCGCTGGCTTTGCCTCGGTGTCTCCGCCCTGCCCGCCCGCGATCACATAGTCGAAGCGCTGGCGGAGGGTATAGGACTCGTCCTCGCCGTCGAGCACGATGTGCTGAATCTGGCCGTAGGTCTGCTCGAGCAAGCGGCGGATCAGGCCGGACTTGCCGCCGCCCGCATTGGCGACGATGCCCATGTGCGAGCCGATCAGCGCGTCGAGGTCGAGCGCCAGCGGTTCGTTGTGGAGCGTGGCGCCGAGGATGGCCGTCACGACCGCCCCTTCCGCCCGCGCATCGCCACGACGGTTTGCTCGGGCTCGCCGGGCACGACCGTGATGGCACCGAGGCTGAGGACGCGGTCGCCCGGCGCCTTGCTGGTGCGCTCGACCTGCTGGGGCGGTCGGCAATAATCGCGGTAGGATCGCATCGTTTCGTCCTTTCCGGGCGGGACCCGAAGGCCCCGCCCTGTTGCGCGGGGGTCGCGCGGTTATTTCTTCGCGAACTTCGCCTTGCCCGCCGCGATCGCCTCATCGACCGCCTTGGCCACCGCCTCGGGCAACCCGTCACGGTGCTTACGGAAGTCGTTCTCCGCACCGATCACGTCGCCGAGGATCGCCGCGTTGGTCGCGCGCTCGGTGATGTCGTCCACCAGTGCCTGGTATGGCGGGAGGGGGTCTTCTTCGGTGCCGTCGTGCTGGTCGCCGTGTTGCTCGTCGGTGCGGCTCTGCTCGGGCTGCTCTGGTTCCTCGAACTCGCCGATTTCGCCGGTCTCGGGATTGTGCGGCGGGTCGCCGGCGTCCTGGGATTGGTCGATCAGCATTCCGGCGGTCAGGGGCTCAGCAGCCTCGGGCAGCAGGCCAGAGGCTGCAGAGATATCCTCGAGTTCCTCGGTCGTCCGATAGCCGAGCATGACCTCGGGTGCGTAGAAATTAATCAGGAAAGAGGCGCTGCGATAGCGCAGCATCACCTCGGGCATGGTCGAATATTTCTTGTTGTTGGTCCAGCCCTCGGCGCGCGCCATCGCCATGTCGCAGGTCATCGAAACGCGCTTGCCGGACTTCACGAGGGTCGCGAAGCAGGTAACCGACAGGTCGGGGCCCTTGCCGGTGACGTCCCAATCAAGCTCTTCCTTGAACTTGCCGGAGACGTTCGCGCGGGCGATCATGTACTTCGCCGCGAAGCCGGCCTTGCCGTTGATGACGTGGATATTCTGCATCACGATCAGCGGCATTTCGCCGAGCGCTTCAGCCAGGGTCAGGGCGATGTAGCAATTCGCCATTGCCTGCTCGGGCGTGCCCTTGCGCAGGTGGTCTGGCACCAGCGGCGAGAATGAGAACATGCGCGCCTTGCGCTGTAGCAGCTCGAAGTGCTGCATCTCGTTGTTCGCCGGGACAACCGCCCGGGCGGGGCCTGTCTCTACGGTAGCAAGCTGGGTAGCCATTGGTCTTCCTTTCAAAATGGGATCATGTCTTCGGTGATGCGGGCTTGCTCGCGCACGGATTCGCGCTCGGCGCCGAGGCTGGCGAGCTCGTCGTCAATGATGGCGCGGACGGCGGCAGCTCGAGGCGCGCTCAGTCGGCCAGCTTGCGCATACAGAGCTCGCAGGCCGCGAATGCCCCAGTTGCGCTTGCGGGCGGCGGTCTGCTTTTCGGTGGGGCGCATGTCCTTCATGCCGCCGCGCTCCAAGCAAACTCGTTCGGGTCGAGATCATCACAGCGCATCCGCGCCCAGACCGGCAGGCCAACGGGCGATGGCTCATCCGAATAGCCCGGCCACTTCCCGGCATCGAGGCAGCGCGCAAAGGTGTCGATCGCGCGGCGATTCAGGACGCGGCCCCGCTCCATATCCTCGCCGGGCAGCTCGTAAAGCGCAACGCAGTGCGGCGCTTCCTTCTCGATCACGACGTGAACCCAGTGCGTCGGATAGTGGCCGTACACCGCCTTGATCCCGTCGGCGTAGAAGGCCGCGCTCTGGTGATATCCGAAATTATGGATCGCGCGCTGAAACCCATCGGGTGACGCGTTGGTCGGCGCGACGAACTTCAGATCCGACACGACCATCACGGCGCGCTTGTTCAGGATGCTGTTCGGGCGGAAATCGGGGCGCGCCCGGAGCCAGACATTCGTCCGCGGGTCCTGCCAGACAAGCGTTTCCTCGGTCACGCCGTTCGTCAGGGTCGCAACAGCGAGCTCGTTGCGCTGCAGGGCCTTGGCGACCCGGTGGACCGTCTCAGCTTCATCCGCCTTCAGCAGCGTCTTGCCGGCCTCCTGCGCCGCCGATGCTTCGGCGATTGCCTCGGGCATCATCTTGGTCTTGTTCCAGGCGAACCCTTCCGGGAGCGCATGATAGAATTGCGGCCACCGATCGCTCAGCAGGATCATGTCGTGCGCGGCGCGGCCGACGCTGAAATGCGACTTGTCTTCCTCTGGCGGGCGATCCGGGTTGAGCGGTGAATCGTGCCAGAAATGATAAGGGCTCTGGCGCAGGATCGTCTTTGCGCCGGATGACGACAGCGACGGGCCGGGCAGCAGGTTCGGCGCGCGGTGGTAATCCTCGGCCGAGATATCCGGATAGGCGCCGGCGGTGGTGATGATCGGATCGGTCACCGAAACAATCCCCCCAGCCCAACCGCAACCGAAAGCGCGGCTCCAGCGAACAGCCAGGCCCTGATCTGCCGCGGCGTCATGATGGCCGTCCCATCGCGATGACAGCCACGGCGACGAAGAACGACAGGCAGATGATCCAGTCGCGCCACTGCCTGACCTCCCGCGCCCATGCGGCACGGCGGGCGGCGACCAGGGCGGCGCGCTGGCGGGATTGGGTGAGGGTTGCGCGACCGGCGCGGGTGCGGGGCGTCATTTGCTGGCCTTTCGAGCGGCGCCGATCGCGGCCTCGTAAAGCTCGATCGCCTCGGCGCGCTTTGCTGCGGTGATCTCGCTGCCCTTGAAGATGCGGCACGAATAGAAGCAGCCCGTCCCGCCGCCTTTGCGCTGCATCGGACACGGCTGGTTCTCGGTGCGATACTTCGGCGCTATCCGGCCTTCATCGAATTGCTCCGGCCACAGGTGGTCGTCGCGGTCCGGCCATGCCTCAGGCTCGCGGGTGCAAAGGCCCCACGACGCCTCGGTGAACTTGTCGCCGGGGGTGGTGCTGTCGATCGCTGCGAACTCGGCTCCTGCGATGATCCTGTCGCGCTGGCGATAGAGCGCCGCGAGATAGCGATCGTCGGTGAGGTGGAGGTTCTTGCTCACAGCTGGTCCACCGTCAGCGCTTCGAGCCGCACGGTCGCCACGCCATCGGAGCGGGCCACCGAGAGGACGATGATATCGGCGAGCAGGTAGCCGAGGATTTCCGGATACTGCTCGCCATCCACGAGCGCGGTCAGCCAGGCATCGAGCGCCGGGGACTCTGCGGCTTCGGCGGTGATCTCATGGCGCGCGCCGGAGAAGGTCGCGCTAGCCCAGCGGGTCCAGGTTGCAGCGGTCGCCTTGATTGGACAGCCGGCAGCCGTCGCGCTGGCTTCGAGGGAGGCGAGCAGGGCCTCGCTGGCGGTTGGGGTGCGCATCAGCCCGCCGCCTTCGTGGCAACGATCAGCCGCGTATCGACCGAAGTCCCCGCCTCTTTGAACGTGCCGGCTGGCAACCGCTCAACGGTCGCGCCGATCCGCTCGAGGAACGCCCGGAAATCCCGGCTCAGCGCGTCGGTCGCGAAGAAGGCATGTTCGCCCATGATCGCAGCAATCCGGCCACCGGGCGCGAGCATGGCCCACGCGCGCATGAAGTGGCGAACATCCTGGCCCTTCGAGAAGGGCGGGTTCATCATCACCGCGTCGATCCGTTCGTCGAACCAGATGTTATCGATCGACGTGCCGATCGGGGGCGTCCACGACATGAAGTCCGCGTTGATCGCCCGCAGCCAGCCGAACCGGCCGTGACCGGATTCGATCAGCCTCTGCATCAGGGTTGGGTCGAGCTCGATCGCGGTGACATTCGCGCCCCAGGCGACGGCTGTCTCGGCAAGATGGCCGATCCCGGCGGATGGCTCTAGGCAATGGTCGCCGTCTTTCAGGTCGAGCCGCCGCGCCATTTTCTCCGCCAGCCATTGCGGCGTGAAGAACTGCTCGAACGCCTTCTTCGTGCTGGTCGCGTGACCGGCGCCGAGCGCATCGGCGAGCATCGCTTCCGGATCGACCATGAAGGTGTGGCCCCCTGCCCGCCGGTCCCATTTGCCGCCGAGCGCGGTCAGGACGTTGTTGACGGAGGTGTAGAGCTTGCGGTCTAGCTGGCCTTCGGGAAGGCGCAGGACCTGACCCTCGACGGTGGAGCGCGACAGGACGTCGGCGACGTCGGCGGAGATGGCTACGCGGCTCACAGGGCCATCTCCCCGACCGGCGCAAAATCGCTGTCCGGCACCGTGAAGCTCGGATAGTCGCCCGAAGGCTCAAGCGTCATGCTGGTATGCGGGACACCGGTCGCGCGGGCATCATCGCTGGCGAGGCCATAGTCATAGCCGGACGCCCGATAGATCGTGGTGCCAGCCGGATGCTCGAACCGATCCTTCAGCAGCGTGAACGCCGGACGCGGTTCGAAAATCCCGTCGCAGTTGTCGCCTTGCGCCGTCATCTGGCTGACCCGCGCATCCAGCGTGTGGCGTAGCGATGTGCGCTTCTCGCAGCACCAGCCTTGCACACCGACGGTCAGATATCGGCAGCAAGCCGCGCCCTGGCCGATGCGACAGACGTCGCGGCGGTGCTCATCGGTGAAGTTGGCGGGGAGCGTCACAGTGCCTCTCCAGACAGATCGAAAAGATGTTCGGCATACAAATCAGCCACCATCCGATGCTGATGCTCATGAAACCGCATCACCGGCTTGGCCTTCTTCACGACGTAGAAGCTGAGCATCACCGCGCCGGTCAGGGCGCAGGTGTGGCGGATGAAGAAATACTGTTTGTGGACCAGGGGCGACAGGCGGAGGCAGTCCTCGCGGGTCTCGGCGGCGGCAAGCGGGACGGTCGCGCCCTTGCCGGTGAGCGGGCCGGAGACGATCGCGAACGCTTCGAAGGTGTCGGCGATCACTGCGGGGCGGAGTGCGGTCGCCATCACTTAAATCCTCTCAGCATCGGAAAATCCCGGTCGCGGATATTGCGCGCGACGGTGTCGAGCCGGGCGTTGGCCTCGGCGACCGACGCGCGGATCTCGGCGGGGGTTGGGTAGGTGAAGGGGGTTGGGGTGCGGGTGCGCATTATGCGGTTCCCGCTTTGGCGAGGGCGGCGCGAATCTCGGCGATAAGCGCGTCGATACCCTCCTGCAGCTCATCGCCTTCGAAACCAGCAATGAAGCGCTCAGCCTTAGTAAGCGCCTCGACCAGCTCGTTGGTGCCGGATGCCCGGATAGCTGCTCCGGCGATGCCGCCTGAGCTCCCGTTGCCGTGCGCATAGCGCTGACATGCTGCCTGAAATGTTTCGTCGTACATGACGCGATCGGACAGGGCGCTCATGCTTCCCACTCCCATTTGCCGTCGGTTGTGTGAGCGATGAAAACCGTGCTCGGCTGGTCTTCGTCGACGATGGCGCGGTCGGCGCCCTTGACCCAATAATAGCCGTCCTTGGTCCAGCCATCGGCTGCGAGAGCCGCGTGGGCGGCGTCGCGGTTGCCGACCTGGCCATCTCGCGAACCGGCGAATTTTGTCTGGACGCCCATTACGAAGCCACCCGCTGAAGGCCATACTGCCCCAGCTTGAAAGGCGCCGCCCCGAACTCGGCATCGCGGTACGACTTCTCGAGAGCCCGGTGCTCAGCCAGCAGCGCGGGCGGGCAATGGATCCGCATCCAGCCGTGGACCAGCTCGCGGATCGCGTAATCGCTGCGCGGAGTGCTGTTGGCGCGGACCCATGCCTCGCCGATCTCGTACCAGTCGGCGTAGTCGCGGTCGGGTGCCGGGACGGGGGCGAGCGTTGCGCCGGTGTCGGCGAGCTCGGGGGTGAATGTGGTGTGAAGCACTTTGCGATCTCCGACAGCGCCCGGACCAGTGGGGCTGTTGGAGAAGCTATAGTTTAGGCTTTAGGCTGGGTCAATAGGCAAAGTTATAGCTCGCCTATAGCGTGCGCTTTTTCATATGCGCCGCCCGATCCAGATGACGCGGCCGACCACGTACATCTCGTCATCGGCGCACGCGATCGGTGGCACCGAGGGATTATCGGACAGCAGCTGGAAGGTTCCGGCAGGCAGGCGCCGGACGCGCTTTATCATCCCGAGCTCGCCGTAGCTGACAGCCCATATCCGGTCCTGCTGGCGGATGTCCTTTTGGGCCGTGTCGATCAGCACCAGGTCACCATCGAGAAGGGTCGGCTGCATCGAGTCGCCGTCGCCGCGCGCGACGAACAGGTCCGCGAAACTGCCACGCATCATCGGGCGCAGCCAATTGCGGGCGAACGGGACGATTCCGCGATGCTCATATGTGTCGAACACCGAGCCGCCGCCCATGCTGTAGCCGAGCTCGAGCTCCGGCACGATTTCCAGATCCAGCTTGTCGGAGAGCGCAACCAGGGCGGACGGCGCGACAGCTGTCGGCGCGTCGTCCTCGGTTTCGCCCGCGAGCCACGCCGGCGAGGTTTCAAGTTCCGCGGCGATCCGGTGAAGGTGTTTCGAGGTGTCGTTGTCGCCTCGCACCAGCGCGTTGATCGTCGGCTGGGACACGCCGACACGCCGCGCCAACTCGGCCTGCGAGATGCCCAAGACGCTCAAGCGCCGCTCGATTCGCTCACCAACCCGCATGCCCGGCAAGGTATCGCCGAGACTATATCTGTCCACGAAGGTTTGGCTATTGACGATCATATAGGCAAGGCTATATGCACGTCGGCCATGGAACAGACACCTCTCCAACAAGTCATGGCTGCCCTCAAGGGCAACCAATCGGAACTAGCGCGCATCTGCGGGGTGACGCAGCCGACCGTCTGGGGCTGGCTCAACAAGGGCAAGGGCGTGCTTCCGGCGGAATATGTGCTGAAGGTCGAGGCCGTGACGGGGATTCCCCGCCACGTTCTCCGGCCTGACATTTATCCTTGCGAGCGCGCGGTCGCGTGACCCCGTCAGTCGTCCACGATGACGTTCTGCTCGCCTCTAGCGTAGCGGGCCAACGCGCGCCCGATCCGGTCGGCATATTGCTGGAGAATCCTGACGGACATGGTCTCGACCGTGCGCTCGCCCCCACTGCGCCCCTTGATCCATGCGACCCCGTCGGAAATCTCGATCTTCGGTGCGTCCGACATGTGCGCGATACTGCTTTTACTCGCCATCCCCGAAACTCCCACTGGGCCCAACCTGCGACCACCCGGTCTATCGCCGAGTCGCTTGCATCATGCGCCGTTTCGGAACGGAAACAACCGGTCTGGCTGCAATCCAGGTTAAGAATGAGGCGGTTAGCGGTAACAGCCAGCGCCAAATGTGACGGTTCTGTCATGTGGCGTGCCAATTCTTTCGCGGCCCATTTCGGGTACGTTGCCCTTTCCCAATGCGGCCGCCGGGTATGACGTGCCTCCCCTGCCATACCGGCGCAGCCGTCCCGAAATGGTCCGAGCCCTGCCCGTACCCGGATTGCCCGCACGCAAAACTCTCTCCCGCGAGCGCGCCCGTAGATGCTCGCCACCTTGGGCGCGGGGTCACAAGTCCGGCGCCCATTTCGTTGGAGGATCGATAGATGGCGAATTGGAAGGTCGGCGATCTGGTGGTTTGCGTGAGCGAGCCAGAGGATAAATACGGCGGCGGATACGCTGGCCCGAGTCGCGACAGGCTGAGGCTCCGCGCGGTTTATAAAATTACCGGGATTGTCACCGGATATGACGGCGAAACGCGGCGCGCGCTCGGCTTCCAATTGGCCGGGATGAATCCTGCGCCTTATCGCGGCTATCATTCCGAATGTTTTCGCCCGGTCACCAAGGCCGACGAGCAATTCACCGCGCGAATCCGCGCCTGTCGCCCGGCTCATCGCAAAACTCCGGTGCTGACATGACCCCCGGCGCCATCGCCTTCACCGCCGCGCTGATCCTGACCGCCGGCAGCGCCGCGTTCGTCATCGCCTGGTCGCTCGCCTCCATTGGGTTCGACCGCCTGCGCGAGACGGCAGATCTCTCGCAGCAAGGGCGCGGCGAAGTCCGGGGCGTGGTCGGGGTTCGTCATAACGGGAGTCTGGATAAATGACGCAGCGCACAAATTCCGCCCAAAGCTCGCCAGTTATATCGGACGAACGTTTGCGGGACATTCTTCGCCGGCAGCTCGACCGATCGATCAACATCGACCGCGAGTTCACCCGCGAGAGACTGGCCGAACAGAGCGGCGTCAACGTCTACACAATCGACTCAATCATGTCGCGCGACCCCGCCAAGCAGCGCCGGATCAAGCTCGAGGATGCAATGTCGCTGATGTGGGCGCTCGAGGACGAGGCGCAGCACCGCGCGGTCAACTGCTTCGCTGGCCTGCTCGGTTTCGTGGCGCGGCGGGCGGACGACCCTGGCGCGATTTCGCCGGCACAGATCGTTGCCGATGGGCTGGCGGATTTCTCGGTCATCGCGGCCGCTGCTGCTGATGGCCGGATCGATCACACCGAAACCGAGCCTTGTCGGATTGCCGCCGATCACCTGATCGCGACGGTGTTGCCGCTCTCGAGCGCGGGCCGGGGAGCATGAGCCGCGCAGCCACATCACGCCTCAAGGCAAACCCGCCGCTCGGCCGCATGCCCACCCTGCAATTCGTGTTGCCGGGCGAGCTCGCGGTCGATTCGCTCTACCAGCGCTCGATCGAGGGTGGCGACAGCCAGGCGCTGATCCGGCGGATTGCGCAGCACTGGAATTGGGACCTGTGCCAGCCCCTCGTCGTCAGCCGCCGCAACACCGGCGAACTCTTCGTCATAGATGGACAGCACAGGCTCGAGGCTGCCAAGCTGCGCGGCGACATCCCGCAGCTCCCGTGTGTCATCGTCGCATACAGCAACACTGCGGATGAAGCGGCGAGCTTCGTTCACCTCAATCAACAGCGCCGGCCGCTGACCAAGCTCGATATCTTCAAGGCCGCCGTGGCGAGCGAGGATCCGGAGGCCTGCGCGATCATGGAGGCGATCGCTTATGCAGGGCTCTCCATCGCGTCACATTCGAATTTCACCGCATGGAAACCCGGGCAGATATCCAACGTCGGCGGCATCGAGGCCAGCTGGCGGCGCCATGGACCGAAGGCGACGGGCTATGCTCTTCGCGCGCTCCAGCTTGGGTTCGATGGGCAAGTGCTGCGCTATGCCGGCACCATCTTTCCCGGAATTGCCGGTGTGTGCGCCGACGAAACCCGCAAGGGCGAGTTCGATCCGCAGCGCTTCGAGCGGTTCGTCACGATGCTGGCGCTGCGCGAGCAGACACAGTGGCGCGGCGATATTATGCGAGCCAAGGCGGACAATCCGCTGTTCAAATTCCAGGCGGCGAGCCTCAAGGTCGTGCTCGACGCATGGTCCCGCGCGAATGGCGACCAGCCTCGCCAGGCAGTGCCGGTTTCTGCTGCCCCGCCTGCGCCAGTCAAGCCCCTGCAGGAATTCCCCGGTTTTCGCTGGTGCGATCAGTGCGACATGAGGGTCACCCATAGCCAGGCAGCCGGCTGCCGCAGCCGATTTTGCTCGCTGAGGCTGAAGGCATGAAGGCGTCCACGCTTCGGCGCCATCCTTCGATCGAGCCGAGCGGGCACGGCATCACGCTGTCGGTACTCAATCCGGCCGTTCGTTATGGGCGCACGAATTTCCCGAGCCGGGTCTTCGATCCCGACGAGGTTCAGCGCGTGCTGAAAACCGGGCACCAGAGCCGCAAGATCGGCAAGGTCGTCGTGAAAGGCAAGCTTCGCGGCGCGCCGATCTACACCCTCACGCTTGAGGAGAGGGCGACATGCCCGCGAACCTGTGGCGCATGGGCGTTCTGTTACGGCAACGGGATGCAGGCCGCCGAGCGCATCGTCGCCGGGCCCGCGCTCGAGGCTGCGCTCTGGTTCGAGCTCGCCACACTAAACGACGCGAACCCGCGCGGATTCCTCGTCCGCCTCCATGTCCTGGGCGATTTCTACAGCCTCGAATATGTCGATCTCTGGCGACGGGCGCTTGCCGCTTTCCCCGCGCTGCACGTCTTCGGCTTCACAGCCAGGCTGTGCGAGATCGGCGATGCGGTCCGCGCGATCGCCGCGACCGACTGGGACAGGTTCGCGATCCGCACCTCGGGTGCGGCCGGCCCGATCGGCGCCGCACAGATTGATGGCGACATTGATCCGGCGGCGATCGTCTGCCCGGCCCAGACCGGCGCCACGGACTGTTGCGCGACCTGCGCGCTGTGCTGGTCAACGGATCGCTCAATCGGGTTTCGGCGGCACTGATGCGGAGCAGAGCCGAAAGCGCCAAATGGCAAGCGGTCGTCTTCGACGCGATCGTGGCCGCCGCCGAAGCCGGCAGGCCCTGCCCGACCAATCCCGAGATCTGCGGCCTGGTCGAAGCCGAATCGCCTGCCACTGCGGCCCGCATCGTCAACACGCTCGAACGGCGCGGCCTGATCGCGGTCACAAGGTTCAATTCCGGCCGCGAGATCACCGTCCCATCGCTCGGCATCGCCACCGCGCCCTATACGGGCAAGCGGAGTCCGCATTGGCGCACCACGGGCGCTGCACGGCCCGTCGAGAGCGCCGAGGCTGTGGCGCGACCCGACGACGAGCACCTGCCGCCGGCCGTCTACCGCGAGCCCTGCCCGCGCTGCGGCACCCGTCGGGATATCGGCTGCAAGCATCATGCGGTGCGGCTTGGGATGGGAGCGTTCTGATGTTTCCTTGGCCTTTTTCTCGTCGTGAGCCGGCGCCGGCGATTGAACCGGCGGCGCCAGAGCCAGCGCCCGTCCTCTCGAATCTCGCGCGCTTCGACACCTTCACCCCGACCGAGGTCGCGGCGCTGCCGAAACGGCTGCGGCGGGAGGTGATCGCTGATCGGAAGCGGCGGGTCACTGCTGCGCTGGTGAGGGTTGCGGCTGGGGAGGCGAGGGAGTGGTGAGCGAGCTGACAAGGCGTTGTGCCGAGTGCTCGACGGAGATCGGGCCGCGCAACAAATCAGGCCTGTGCAAGGATTGCATCCTCCGGGCTGCGCCGAGAAAGTCGATCGACATTCCTATCGGGTCGAGGTTCGGGCGATTGGTCGCCCTCGCTCGAGCCGGAACCGCGCGGGGCGGCCACAAGATGTGGCTTTTCCGCTGCGATTGCGGGACGGAGAAGGAGATCGCTGGCGCCGGGGTCCGCCGAGGCACGACTGTTTCTTGCGGATGCTTCGGGCTTGAGGCCCGCGTTGCTGCCGGCAAGCGCTCCCTCAGGCATGGGCATGACCGTCGCTTGGATGGCAGGAGTCGAGCCTCGCGCACCTACAGCTCCTGGCAAGCTATGCGCGCTCGGTGCCAACGCCCGGAACACCGGAGTTACGCACGATATGGCGGCGCCGGGATAACGGTTTGCGAACGGTGGCAGTCCTTCGACAATTTCCTCGCGGATATGGGCGAGCGCCCTGCTGGCCGTTCTCTCGGCCGCATCGACGGCACCAAGGGCTACGAGCCCGGCAATTGCCGCTGGTCGACGCCAATGGAGCAACAGCTCAACGCGAAACACACCATCCTCTATCGCCTCGATGGCGAGCTGGTCAGCCAGAACCGTGCCGCCAAGCTGCTCGGTGTTTCTCGATGGTCCCTACAGAACAGGGATCACCCTAGCCTGACGAGGGTAGCGCTGTGAGTGCCGGCGGCTCGAACCAGCGCACGATGTTCCGGATCGCCCGCCGTGACGGCGACACCCTCATGACTGCCTGCGTCAAGTCCGGAATCCCGCTCGCCGAGGCGCGGCTCTGGGATGCTGAGGACAGGAAAAATCCCCCGCCGCCCGAATGCTTCGAGCTGCTCCAACCTGCGGGCACGTCGCCTGCCAAACCAGAGGAAGATGAGATGGCACGACCGAAGAAAGCACCGCAAGTCGAGGAGGTCCATGCTCCCGATTTCGCGCTGGCAGTCAGGATCTGGCGCCAGGATATCAAGCCCGCGCTCGCCAAGTCGGGCGAGTTCGCGCAGGAGCAGTCCACCGCTTACAAGGAGATCAAGAAGCGGGCCTATATCCAGCCACAGGCCGCGAAGCTCGCCTTCCGCCTCGAGGGCATGGAGGAAGCCAAGCGCGACGATTTCCTGCGGTCGTTCAACGGGCTCCTCAAGGAAATGCGGATTTTCATGCCGGTCGACCTGGTCGACGCGGCGCAAGGTGCCGGCGAGATCGGGGCCGACGTCGTACCGAGCGGTGAGCGCCCACGCCCAAAACTGGTGACCATCCCGGCCGGGCCGGCTGATGACAGTGATCTGAATCCACCCGACGAGCCAGCCGCCGAAGCTGGCGAGCCTGAACAACAGGCGGCGGAATAAGCCGATGCGCATCTGCACGCTGGACCTTTCGAAGCGATCTGCCGGCTGGGCCACGTGGGCGCCCGGCGACGCCAAGCCTGTGTCCGGCGTGTGGGTGCTCGGCACCGAGTTCACGTCCAAGGGCTTGACCTATTGCAAGCTGCATGAACGGCTGTCGGACCTGAGCTCGGTCGGCCGCATCGAGGCGCTGTTCTGGGAAGACCCGCTCGATGCCCGGCTGCTGACTGGGCACACCAATATCGATTCGATCCGCGTCCTGGGCGGCCTGACCGCACACGCCGCCAGCTGGGGCGAAGCGATGGGGTGCCGTCACGCTCGCGGCATCCACATGGCCGCGTGGCGCCGCGAATTCCTGGGCCCGATGAAGCGCGGCACCAAGAGCGCCGACCTCAAGGAAATGGCGATGGAGCGCTGCCGGCAATTCGGATTCAAACCCCAGAAGCATGACGAGGCTGAGGCGCTCGGGATTATGGACTGGGCGACCGACATGCTCGGGATCGCGACGCCGTGGCGCGCAGCGCGGCCTCTGCCGCTGGTGCTCACATGATCGCATACGCCTCCCGAACAGGCACGCGCCGCAACCTCGACGCTCTCCGCGCCGCTGGCTGGCGCCTGATGGTGTCCGCGCGGGGCGTGCTCCGCACCGAGGGGTTCCGATATGCGCTCGACAACGGCGCATGGACGGCATTCCGAGAATTCAACGAGGGAAAGCGCGCGACTCCGCAGCTTTCCCTCCGTGCCTTCCTTCATGCCGTTGACCAGCTTGGCGCGGGCGCTGACTTCATAGTCGTCCCCGATATCGTCATGGGTGGCGCGAGTTCGCTTGCCCTTTCTCGGGCCTGGTTGCGGCGTCTTCGTCGGCGGCGGGATATCCGAGGCGTGACGCTTATGCTCGCTGTGCAGAACGGCATGGAGCCGCGCGACATCGAACGCTGGCTCGGGCCTGGTTGCGGCGTCTTCGTCGGCGGCGACACCGACTGGAAGATCAGAACGATGGGAATGTGGTCGCGAGCTGCCCACGCCCGCGGCGCTCTCTGCCATATCGGAAGGGTCAACACAGCGCGTCGCGCTCGCCTTTGCGACATCGCCGGCGTCGATAGCTTCGACGGTTCCGGGCCAAGCCGCTTTGCCGATTGCCTGCGCCGGGTCGATGCCGCCTTCGATCAGCGAGATCTCGAAGGCTATATCGAGAGGATGGTCGCATGATCGCGCTCATCATCACCACCAACGCCAGGATGCCCGGCGCCCGCCTCTCCTCGCCCGGCAACTGGACGAACTTGCCGTTTCCCAGCGTCGAGGCGGCTGAGGCGCGGGCCGCTGAGCTTGGGGTGATGCCCGCCGCAGTTAAGCGGGAGGCTTATCGGTGAGTCGGCCCGCACAGATCCCGACGCTGCTCAACGAGCAGGCAGCATGGGAGCGCCACGCCGCGATCGCGCGCGAGGTGATCGACAACCCGCGTCTACTCCTCGATCGAGCCTATTGCGAGCGGCATATCCGGGCATGGGCCGAATGGCGCGACCTGTTTCTCGCACGGGACAAACAATGCTGATGGCCCGCCGCGAAGACGCCGCACCCGAGCGGCTTTACCCGACATCGATCGTCCCAACCGAGGGCGAATACATGATGCTCGCCATGTTGCTGAACGAGAACCGGCGCGTCGATATCGTTGCCGATCTGCTTCGCGGCGAGGACTTCGCCGAACCGCTGTTCGGGCGCATCTATGACCGCATCGTGCAGCTGGTCTCGGCAGGCCAGCAGGCCAACCCGATCACCCTGGATCCGCTGTTCGCCGATGACTTCTCCTATCAGGAGTTCAACGGCCGGGCGTTCCTCGCCGGCATGACTGGCGGCACCGCGACCGCGACGCTTCTGATGAGGCCGCGAGACCAGGCCAACATGATCGCCGAATGTGCGGCGCGGCGGCGATATGTCGATGCCACGACCGAGCTCGCGCGCGCCGCGGCAGATCGCACGATCTCGATTCCGAGCCTGATCGACCAGGCCGATAGCGCGGTCGCCGGCACCATCGAGCGGCGAGAGGCGCCGCGCCAGGTCAGCCTCTCCGGTAGCATCGCGCAGGCGATAACCCGGATCGAGGAAATCCAGGCCAATGGCGGCAAGGTCGGCGCCCCTTGTGGTATCGCTGAAATCGATGACCTGATCGGTGGGTTCGAGGCGCCTGACCTCATCCTGATCGGCGGCAGGCCCGGCATGGGCAAGACTGCGCTTGCCGCAGCGCTCGCTCTGGGGCTCGCCAGAAACGGTCACGGGGTCAGGTTCGATAGCCTTGAGATGCGCAGTGTCCAGCTTGGCATGCGCTTTGTCAGCGATCTCTGCTGCCGCGACGTCGGCCGCTGGATACCATTCAGTGCCATCACCAAGGGGACGGTCACCCGCGAGCAGCTGGAAACGATGCGTGCTGCTGAACAAGCTGTGCGATCTTGGCCCCTTCTCGTCGAGGACGTTTCCAAGGTCACAATCCCGTCGCTCCATCGCAACTTGCGCCGAACGCAGCGGACGATGGCCGCGCAGGGCCAGGAATTGAAGGTCGGCTTCGTCGACTATCTGCAGCTGATGCAATCCAGCAATCCAAAGGCCTCGACATACGATACGGTGTCGGAAATCAGTAAGGGCCTGAAGGAGATCGCGAAGGATCTCGGCATCGCCATGGTCGCGCTGGCGCAGCTCAGCCGCAAGGTCGAGGAGAGGGACGACAAGCGGCCCAAGCTCGCGGACCTGCGCGAAAGCGGCCAGCTCGAGCAAGATGCCGACGTTGTTCTGTTCCCGTACAGGGAGGAGTATTACCTCAAGGACGAGAAACCAAAACCCGGCAACGAGGAGGCGCATGAGGCACGCAAAAGTGCTGCCGCGGGCCGGATGAGTCTGATCTGCGCCAAACGCAGGAGCGGCCCCACCGGTACCGCCGACGTCCAGTTCCTCGCGGCTTATCAGGCGGTCCGCAGCAAAGACTGGGGGCGGTTGTGAGCGCCCGGCCGTATCACAAACGCTATCACTCCGATGCGCTCGCTGGCTTCATGTCTCTGAGCCTCGAGGAGCGCGGCGCCTATCAGACGCTGCTCGACCTGATCTATGACCGCGGCGGGCCCATCCCTGACCATGAACGCCTGCTCGCCGGATACATGGGATGCTCGGTCCGGAAGTGGCGAACGCTGCGTGACGTCCTGATCGCGAAGCGAAAGATCACCATCAATTCCAACGGGGAAATTTCCAATTCTCGCGCGGAAAAAGAGCTCGAAAACGACGCGAAAACGAGCCGAAAACTCGCCGAAAACGGTTTGAAAGGTGCGCGAGCACTTCACGAAATACCGAAAAAAGGCAATGAAAACAGCGAAAGCGATGTGGCCACGCCAAAGCCGGGCCATGGCCTAAGCCAGAAGCCAGAAGCCAGAAGCCATAGCTTAGCTAAAGCTGGCCACCCTCCTGAACCCGTGCGCGATGCCGTTCCGCCGGGTGAGTTCGAGCAGCGATGCCGTTCGCTGGCGCAGATCATCAACCTCACCCGCCCGATAGCCGCATCGGACCGGGACCAGCTCCGCGCATGGTTGAAAGAGGGATTTCACTTCGACTGGCACATCGTCGAGGGCGCGAAGCTCGTCGCAGCACGCGAGGAGGGGCGAGGTGGTTCGGTCCGGAGCTTCAAATACCTCGACGGCGGGATCAGGGAATATCGGGCCGAGTGGCTTGCCGAGCGGGCAAGGTTGAAGGGAGAGGCAGCATGAAGCGAGAAACCTTCCACTGCCTCTGCGGCTTCGCATCCGACAAGCCGGGCATGTGTCCGAACGAGCCATGCCGCGGCGACCACCTGCACTCGAAGCTGAAGGGCTGGCGGAAATGACGCTGCGCTCACCCCTTGGCGCCGTCGTGGGACCAACCGGCGCAGCCAGTGCCGAGCAGGTCCGGCGCATGGCGAAGGCGGCGTGGCACAGCGGGAAGACCGTGGTGATCAGTCTGGACTGGCTGACCTGTGACGCCGATCGCCGGGCGCTGACCGCGCTCGCCGACCGTGTCCACGGGCCAAGGCCAACGGGCGACGGGATCTGCGGCACTAGAAAGCGACCGAGCGGATAATTCTACACACCTAAACCGGCGGGTTGAAGATTGATTGGAGTAATTTTTGTGGCGCAGGGCGGGGATGATGCTGGAATGACTGGGAAAAAGCCGAGGCCGAACAGGACGGCGATCGCTGTCACCACGGCGGCCGAGACGGCAAGGGTCGCCCAGCTGCTGGCTCGGGATGGACGCGACCGCCGAGCCGATCGCTTGCGCGAAGCCGCGCTCGCCGAGATGGCGAAGGGCCGCTTCGCCAACCAGGACGATGCGAAGCTCGGCCCCACGCCTGAGCATGCCGCCAAGGTCCCATTCGAGCCCTTCACCGCCGACAAGGTCCCGGGCACGGCGCGCTCGGTCCAGACCGTGCGCCGGGTCAGCGTCAACCGCGTCAAGCAGCTCTACGACCGCGGAGTCTTCAGCGACGATACCTACCCCGCCGTGCTCTGGTACCAGCGCCAGTTCGAGGCGGCAGGATTCGTGCTCGGCGCCTCGGCAGCGAACTGGGGCGAGGCGATCGTCGGGGAGCGGAGCTACGGCGCCATGCCCAAATCCGCAACGGCTGCCGAGGCCCGGGAACTGTTCCGGTTTGCTCGAGGCGGCCGCCGGCAGGACAGTGACGGCGAGATCACGTTCGAGGCATGGTCCCTGCCCGCCGACATGCTCCCCACATTCGACCTGGTCGTGCTGGACGAGATGACGATCCAGGAGGCGGCGACTGCGGCGAAGTGCCGGTACACGAACGCTGCGGCGGCTGTGAAGCATGTCGCGCTGCTGCTGGCCGGGAGGATCGCGCATCTGCTGCCGGTCCGCGCTGTGGGCGCGCCAGGGAGCGAGCCTGTCGAGCAGCTGCTCGAGCCGGTCCCCGTCGGCGTGCCGGCCGGGGGATTCGGGGAGCTCGACCCGATATTCCGGAACGAGCACGGGATCCTGCGCAGCTGGGACGTCATCGCCGGCATTGTCCGGATGCGGGTTGCTGGCGTGCCGGATGATGAGATTTTGGCTGGGCTGGGAGAAGACCAATGATCCGTTGGCGAGAATTCCGCGCAGCGCTCGCCGGCCTCGTGACCGCGATCCGCGCCGCGCTTGCCTACTGGCTCGTCACGGTCGCGATGGACCTGCATCCCGGGTTGGCTGGAGAGATGGCGGAGATTGCGCTGACGGCAGCGAAGGTGTTGCCGACAACCGCTAAACCGGGAGAAGCGGAATGACCGAAGAGAGCAACACCCCGGCGGTTAAGGCCGGCGATGATGTAAATCCCATAAATGTCATCAGATACTTCGGGCAATTCGTCGTGACCTTAATGGTGTATGTGTCGCTCATTCAAATCGAGGTTGCAATGTTCGGCACTCAGACCACTCGCCCTATCATTGAGTTTGTTAAAGATATGACCGGAAGTGTCGGGTTATTCGCTATCTTTGTAGCCCTTCCGATGTTTCTATTGTGGATATTCTGCATCGCGATCTTCGATGGCACATTAGGGAATTGGAAGCGCGACAATGGCTGATCTGAGGCCAACCCGTCTCGGCTGGTACCAGCGTTTCGGTGACCGCGTTCGTGCGCTGCTCATGGCGCTGCTTTGCTGCGTCGGTAAACATCAATTTCGGCGATCAAAATTCGTCGCCCTGAACAGCAGGACAGCCAACCTGGTTTGTCAGCATTGCCACAAACAGAAGGAGGGGTGATGGCCAGATGCCCCTGCCCGCCATGCGAGGCGGCGAAGCCCGGACGCGGCCCACATTTCATCGGGATCGACCACGGCGACCCAGCCGGTGACCAACAGGGATACGCGCTGTGCGAAATTGGCCCGGATGGGAAAACCAAAGTACTGGCAGTGAGCGATAAGCCGTTCGATATCAGTTTTCGATGGCAGCCGGTATTGGATAGGCGCAGCCGCGCGGATCGTGATAGGAACGAGCATGAGTGACGAAGAGAAACCGCGCTACCAGCCGCCGTTCGGGTTTTCGGTGATATCGCCCTGGGACGGCATCAGGATCGTCGGCGCAACATTCCACGGAGGGCGTCTCATGTCTGGGACCGTGATGACCGAGCGAAAGATCACGCAAGCCGAGCTCGCCGAAATCTTCGGGCCCACGATGCCGCTCGAGGCGTGGCAGCTGATCGCCGAGCCGGTCGCCGGTATGTCGCTGGATGAAGTTCGCGCAGAGCTCCGGCGGATGGCGGACGCTACCCGGGCGCAGCAGGCGCGCCCGGGGCCGATGATCGAGCGGGTGGCCGAAGCGATTAGCGACGGCGTGTTCCGTGAGCTCGGATCGCCGTCGGACTGGTGTCCTGCGCCCGGGGCAATGGGAACAGTCGCGCGCGCCGTCCTCGCTGCCATGCGCGAGCCGACTGAGGCGATGGCGCAGATCGGAGGCGAGAAACTGCCAGGCGTCGTTGACACGATGGGCGAGGCCGATGAGGCGGCGGCTGATGTCTGGACCGCTATGATCGATGCGGCTTTGGGGCGCACGACACCACCCAATAGCGCGTCATAACAACGCGTTACACCCAAAAACCACGCCAGACAGCACCACCCCCGCGACAGCCCGAGGAACGATATCGCGTTTCGTGCGTGCAAAATCGTTTGACATTCGGGCAGTGACGACTCTAGGGGGCGAATCATTACTCGAATCGCGCCCGGAGGTTTTCGCCTTGCGGGCGCTTCGCATTTCTGGGCCCCGCGCCCGGCATCGTGGGGTGGAGCAGTCCGGTAGCTCGTCAGGCTCATAACCTGAAGGTCACAGGTTCGAATCCTGTCCCCGCCACCAGTTTCAGCACCGCGCAGGAGGCCCCATGTCGAGATGGGCCCGCCGCCTCGCCGACCTAGCCCACAGCGTCGCGCTTCATCTCAGGCTCGCATGGCTCGAGGCCCGAGGCGGTGACACCCGCGCCCTCCCGCCGTCGGCGGCAGCGTCGTGATCGAGCCGCCGGTGCTTAACCCGAACCCCAACGCCAAGTAACCCGCCAGCCGAAACGAGGCCTTCATGACCACGAAACCCAAGGGTGACGGTCCGGCCAAGGTCCGCCGCAAGCCAGGCGCCAAGCCGATCCCGATCTCGCAGGACGACCGCGACACCGTCACCCGCCTTGCCGCCGTTGGAACCCGGCAGGAGGTGATCGCCCGGATCCTCAAGATCAGCGTCGACACCCTGCAGCGCAGGTTCAGGGCTGAGCTCGATTGCGGACTCGACGAAGCTAACGCCCAGGTGGCGGGCGCGCTTTTCAGCAGGGCGCTCGCCGGCGAGCTCGGTGCGATGGTGTGGTGGGAGAAGACCCGCGCGGGTCACCGCGACGTAACCCGCCACGAGCATGGCGGGCTCGACGGGAAGCCGATCGAGCTCAAGGACATGAGCGAGCATTCCGATGAAGATCTCGCCATTCTCAAGCGCGCCGCCCTCCTCCTCGCTGGCGGCGCTGCAGGAGATGGCGGCGAATCCGAAGCTCTTTCTTGAGAGTATCAGGGCCGAGGAACATCGGCGCGAGATAGCCCGGGTAGCGGCTAATGCCGACGCGATTCGGGAACAGTGCAAGACGCTCGCCGGGTTCGTCCGGGCGGCGTGGAAATACATCGACCCCGCCGACTTCGTAGACAACTGGCACATCGACGCGATCTGCGAGCACCTCGAGGCGGTGACCTTCGGCCGGTGCCGGCGGCTCATCATCAACATCCCGCCGCGGCACATGAAGTCGCTGCTGGTCTCGGTGGCGTGGCCGGCATGGGTCTGGACGCTGGCGAAGACATCGCCGCTTTCGGGTCCAGGCGTCGGTTTCCTCTCGATGTCTTATGCACAATCTCTCTCGGTTCGCGACAACCTGAAATGCCGGCGGCTGATTGAAAGCCCATGGTACCGGGCGCTCTGGAGCAACGCCTTCGCACTAACCAGCGACCAGAACACGAAGATCCGCTTCGAAAACGACCGCGGCGGCTATCGCATCGCTTCCTCGGTTGACGGCACCGGAACCGGCGAGGGTGGGCATGTCGTCACGATCGATGACGCGATCGCGGCCAAGGACGCGAACAGCGAGACCGCCCGGGACAACGTCAACGAGTGGTGGGACGGGACCATGTCCACCCGCCTGAACGATCCCAAGACCGGCGCATATGTCGCCGTTATGCAGCGCGTCCATGACAACGACCTGGTCGGCCATATCCTCAGGAAGTCCCCGGGAGAATATACCCACCTCTGTCTTCCGGCGCGTTTCGAGGCGAAGCACCCCTATCGCTGGCCGCGCGATCCCCGGACCAAGGATGGTGAGCTCCTCTGGCCCGCACGGATCGGTGAGGCCGAGCTCTCGGCACTCGAAACATCGCTCGGCACCTACGGCACGGCGGGCCAGCTGCAGCAGCGGCCTTCGCCGGCTGGTGGCGGGATCTTCAAGAACACCTGGTGGAAGTATTTTTACCTCGATGCCCTGCCGAAGGCCAAGCGGATCGTCCAAAGCTGGGACACGGCATTCAAGGCGAAGACCACCAACGATTTTTCGGTCTGCACGACCTGGGCAGAATGCGAAAACGGCTGGTACCTGATCGATCTCTGGAAAGAGCGGGTCGAGTTTCCCGAGCTCAAGCGTGTCGTCGTCTCGATGGCGGCGAAACACGCGCCTAACAGCATCCTTGTCGAGGACAAGGCATCGGGACAGTCCCTGATCCAGGAGCTGCAGCGGGCGACACAGCTGCCGATCATTCCGGTTCCCGTTGATACCGACAAGATCGCGCGGGCCTACGCCGTTACCCCGTTGATCGAAAGTGGCAGGGTCTTCCTGCCTGAAGGCGCCCCCTGGCTGGCGGATTACACCGCGTCGCTTGCCGCCTTCCCCAACGGCTCGAATGACGATGATGTCGACTCAACAACGCAGGCGCTCGGATATTTGAGCCGAGCGAAGAAATTCGAATGGTACGTCGGCGAATGACCGCCGCGCTGGAATTGGCCACCTTGAGGAGCGCGCGGGTATGATCGTCTCGACGCGCCGCCGCTGCCGGTGAGCTTCCTTTCCCGCCTGTTTGGCGGCCAACCCCGGAACTATTCGAGCGCTGGGCCTGCGATATCGGGCTGGCAGGTCGGGCAGCCGGTTTGGACCCAGCGCCGTTTCGATCGCTTGGCCGACGAGGCCTATCTGCGCAACGCCATCGCGTTCCGCTGCGTGCAGATGATCTCGACCGCCTGCGCGACGATCCCGTGGAAGCTCAACGGTCGCGACGGCAAGAAGATCGAAAAGCACGAGCTGCTCGATCTGCTGAAGCGCCCAGGTCCCGCGATCGGCGGGCAGGAGATGTTCGAGGCTTTCTTCGCGTACCTGCTGCTCGAGGGAAACACATATCTCGAAGGCGTGTCGGCGAGCCCGAATCGCCCACCGCTCGAACTATGGCCGCAACGTCCGGACCGGATGAAGGTCATCGCTGGCGGTCAGGGTGTGCCTCAGGGCTACCGCTACGAGAACCTCGGCATGGTGAAGGACTGGGAGGTTGATTTCGTGACCGGCATGTCGCCGATCATGCACCTCAAGGAATTCCACCCGCTGAACGACTGGTACGGCTTGGCCCGCACCGAGCCGGCCGCATACGGCATCGATCGCCACAATGCCTCTTCGGCGCACAACAAGGCGCTGCTGGATAATGGGGCCCGACCCTCCGGCGTGCTCGCGTTCAAGCCTGTCGAGGGCGTGGCGGCTCCGGAACCGATCATGAAGGCGGCCGAGGAACGGCTGCACGACCGCCACACCGGTTCGCACAACGCCGGCCGTCCGATGGTTGTCGGCGGTGATGTCTCCTGGGTCGACATGGCCATCTCGCCGCGAGACATGGATTTCGGCAAGGGCAAGGACGACGCCGCCCGCGATATCTGCATCGGCTACGGCGTCCCTCACCTGCTCGTGGTGCCCGGCGCCTCGACGTACAACAACCGCAAGGAAGCCCGCCTCGAGCTCTACGAGGATACGGTGCTCCCGCTGTGCGAACGCGCGCTCGACAAGCTCAATGCCTGGCTGACACCGCGTTACGGCGACGGCCTCGAACTCGCGCAGGATCTGGATCAGGTCCCGGCGCTGGAACCTCGGCGCGAGGCGAAGCGGAAAGCCGTGGTCGAGCTCTGGAAGAGCGGCTTGATCCGACGCGACGAGGGCCGCCAGGGCCTCCAATACGAGCCCGCAGGCGGCGAGATAGGTGAGGAATATTGCGTCCCCTCCGTCGCAGGCGAGGAATCCGAAGGCGCGCCGCCACAGGATCCGCCCGAGCCCGACACCAAGACCAACGACAAATAAATCTCCCTGAGGACATTGCCCAATGGATCGCATCGACGTCGGTGACCGGCCGGTCGCGGCCAATAGTCGCGAGCGCTATTTCGCGCGCGCCAAGGGTACCGCGTTCGAAGCGCGCGCGCCCATGGCAGGCGCTGCGGCTGAAATCGAGCTTTACGACGAGATTGGCATGTGGGGCATTACCGCCCGCGACCTGTCGGCAAAGCTCGCCGATATCCCGGGCGATGTCGTGGTGCGGATCAACTCGCCGGGCGGAAACGTCTTCGAGGGCATCACGATGTTCAACGAGCTCCTCGCCCACAAGGCGAAGGGCACGGTCCGCGTCGAGATCATGGGCATTGCCGCATCGATCGCCTCGGTCGTTGCAATGGCCGGCGACGAGATCGCAATCGCCGAGAACGGCTTCATGATGATCCACAACGCCTGGATCATCACCGGCGGCAACCGGCACGACCTTAATGAAACCGCGACCGTGCTGGCCAAGATCGACCAGGCGCTTGCCCGCACCTATGCCAATCGCGCCGGCCTCGGCGTCCGCACCATCGGCCAGATGATGGACGAAGAGACGTGGCTGACCGGCCCGGACGCGATCGCCAAGGGGTTCGCCACCGAGTCACTGTCAGCGCCTGCGGGCGCCGCGGCAGAAGCAAAATTCGACCTGTCCGTCTTCGCCTGCGCGCCCGAAGCGCTGCGCTGGGCCGAGGACGTGACGACCGAGCCGACCACTATCCGAGATGTCGAACGCGAGCTCATGCGAGATGCTGGGCCGCGGTCGCGATCGCAGGCCCGCGCCATCATGCGCGCCTGCAAGACTGCCCCCGCTGACGAAGGCATGCCGGACGCTGCCGCTGCGGGACTGCAACGCCTCCTCGCTTCGCTGAAGCAGGTCGGCGCACCCGCCTCCCACTGAAATCCACAGCCCCGCGCGAAGGCGCCCGGCACCAGCAAAAAGGACTGTCATCATGGCAGAAATCGACCCCAAGACGATCGACGCGATCGATATCGAGATCAAGCGCGTCGGCAATGACGTGAAGGCCCAGGGCGATACCCTGAACCGCGAGACCGCAGCGATGCGCGCGCTCATCGACGAGCACAATGCCAAGACCGATACCCTGGTCGAAGAGCGGATCGGCAAGTTCGCCGCGTCGGTCGAGACCAAGCAGCTCGCGCTCGAGCAGGGCATCGAAGGCGTGACCGCTGCTGTCGATCAGGTCAAGGCAGCGCTGAACCGCACCGGCGGCGGCTGGAAGGTCGAAGACGATGCCCAGGACGCGGCCTACCAGTTCACCCTCGCCAAGATGGCCAATGCCGGCCGCCTCGTCCCCGGAGTTGCCCCCGAGGTCGACGCCAAGGCAATCGCCGCCTACAACGAGATCTTCGGCTCCTATCTCCGCCGCGACGAGAAGGGCATCAACCGCGACGCCCAGAACGCGCTTCAGACCGGCTCCGACCCCGATGGCGGCTATCTGGTTCCGACCCAGACCAGCGAGCGCATCATCAAGCGAGTCTATGAAACCTCGCCGGTCCGGCAGCTTGCCACCGTCGAGACCATTTCGGGCAAGGAGCTCGAACTGGTCCGCGATGAGGGCGAGTTCGGTTACGGCTGGGTCGGCGAGCAGCAGAGCCGCCCCGAGACTGGCACTTCGCAGGTCGGCCTGTCCAAGATCGTCGCGCACGAGATGTATGCGGCGCCCAAGGCCACGCAGAACATGCTCGAGGATGCCGGGATCAACGTCGAGAACTGGATTGCCGGCAAGATCGCGGACAAGTTCGGCCGAGTAGAGGCAACCGCCTTCGTGGTCGGGACGGGCGTTGGCCAGCCGCGTGGCATGCTCACCTATGCGAACGGCACCAGCAACGGCCAGATCGAGCAGATCGGGACCGGCGCGAGCGGCGATTTCACATTCGACGGCATCATCAACCTGATGTACGCCCTGAAGGACCCCTATGCCGCGAACGCCGATTTCCTGATGAACCGTCTCGGGGTGCGCAACGTCGCCCGCCTCAAGGACAGCCAGGGCCGCTATCTCTGGGAGCCGAGCCGCCAGAAGGGCGAGGCGGCGCTGCTCATGGGCCATAGCGTCCACCGCGCCGCGGACGTGCCCGCGCCGGCATCTGGCGCGCTCTCGATGATCTTCGGCGATATCAAGACGGCCTACACCGTCGTGGATCGTCTCGGCATCACCACTCTGCGCGATCCCTTCACCAACAAGCCGTTCGTGATCTTCTATTCGCGTCGGCGTGTTGGCGGCGACGTCGTCAACTTCGAGGCCCTCAAGATCGGCGTCTGCGGCTGATCTGACACAGGCGGCTCGTAACCCAGGCCGCCTGCCCTTCCCACAATTTTCGAAAGGAGTCGGCCGCCATGCGCGACCTGTTCAACCGTATCAACCCGAAGGTCGCGATCGCTCCGGCAGCGGCCATCACCGACAACACCGCCGCGGTATCGGCGATCATCGACCGCCAGGGCTATGAATCCCTGACCTATGTGATCGAGACTGGCGTCGAATCCGACGCCGATGCCACCTTCACGGTGACGATCACCGAGGGCAACGACCCTGCGCTTTCCGATGGCGCAGCCGTCGCGGCGCAGGACCTGCTCGGCACGACCGCGCTGGCCAGCTTCCTGTTCAGCGACGACACCAAGTGTTTCAAGCTCGGTTACATCGGCTCGAAGCGCTATACCCGGCTGACGATCACGCCTGGCGCGAACACCGGCAACTTCTTCGTCGCCGTGGTCGCCCTGCTCGGGCATCCGGGTTACCAGGCAACCGCGAACCCGCCGGCCTGATAAGCCGAGTCTCAGCGCGCGGGGGAGCGGAAGTTTCCCCGCGCGTTTCTCGCCTCCACTCCTGCCAACGAGGTTCGCGTGATGCATGTCGTCAAGATCGCTTTCCCCTACGCTCATGACGGGCTCAACACCGAGCTCCTGGCCGAGGGCGCAGAGCGCGAGTTTCGGCCTGAACTGGTCGATGGACTGAAGCGCGACGGGTATATCGGTGACATCGACACCCCAGCACCCGATCCCGTGGCCGAGCCCGTGGTCCCGGCCGTCGATCCAGTCACGCCGGTCGTCGAGGCCCCGGTGGTCGAGCCCACACCCGAAACCGCCACCAAGACGGCTCCGGAGAAGATCGCCGTCACCACGAAGCCTAAGGCGAAATAAACCGCCATGTCCGCCGCGTATCTCGACACCACAGACCTTGAGCGTCTCGGTGTTGGGGACGCGACGCTGGACCAGATCGGGACAGCTAGCCGCACCATCGACAGCTTTATCGATCGCCCTGAGGGGTTGATCTGGATCCCCGGCGCCGACGGCATGCCGGCATACATGGCAGGGCTGACGCCCCGCCTCACCCTTCACCTAGGTGCGGGAATCGCTGCCGGGTCCAATATCACGGTCCCAGTCGCGAACGCCTCAATGGTTATGCCGGGCGAGGTTCTGGTCATCGACCGTGGCGTCACTGGTAAGACAGAGACGCTCATCGTGGCCGACATTTCAGCCACCAGCTCGACACTGACATTCCAGACCGTGGCGATGTCGCATGCGTCGGGCGCAGTGCTCGATGCAGGCCTTGTGCTCGAGGAGACCGGAACGCCCAACCGCATGGGCGTTGTCCGCCTGCCCGCCCGACCGGTCGCCCGGGTGATCTCGGCCGCAGCCGCCAGCCCGCGTGGTTCGGCGACATTCTATCAAGCCAACGCGTCCGGCCCGAATCAGGCCCAGATCGTCGCCCCGTTCGCCAGCTTGCTCTTCGACGATATGCGCGCGCTCGATCGCCGCGAGGTCACTATCCGTTATCTCGCCGGTTTCACGCTCGCGACGTTGCCCGAGGCGGTGAGGCAGGCAGCCGCCGCGATCCTGAAGGCCGTGCTGGACAGCCCGGAAATGCTCGGCAACGTCAAGGTGCTGACCGCCGGCGGGACGAAGATCGAGCGCTGGAGCCCGTCGGTCATCGATGCCGATACCCGGCGCCTGCTCGGCCCGTTCATGAACAGCGCGGCATCGTTCCGGTGAGCTTCATCTATCCCCGCAAGGTCAGGTTCCACCGCCCCGGCGCGCAGACAGGCATCGGCGCGGTCGCCTATGGCGGCCAGACCGTCGCGAAAGAGGACGACGTCACCTGTACGATCCCGGCCAGCATCCAGGCCAGGCGCGAGGGCTCCAACAACCCCGTGGGACTGCCCGCCGATGCCAAGACGCCGACCTGGTACGTCTTCATCCCGAAGCGCGCCCTGAAGCTCGGTGCAGTCGAGGTACGCGACATCATGATCGACGACCTCGGCGAGCGATATCAGGTGATCCAACCCTATTGGGACAGTCTCGGCTACAGGCTCACCACAATCTCGCTGAACACCTGATGGCGGACATCTCGGACGTCGTCACTGTCGTTACCGTCGTGCTGGAGGGTGCGGTCTACCCGAACGGCCTGTCATCCCCATCGGTCGGCGCCTGCCCGGTCATCATATATGGCGGCTGGCCCGATCCCGGCACGCTGCAGGACGATCTGGCGGCGGGCAAGGTCCATGTCTCGGTGTTCCCGCGCCCCGGCGGCAAGGTCACCACGACCGCCGCTGGTGACACCGAATGGACCGAGGTCGACAACAACGGCACCGCCGGCACTTCAGCGCTGGAAATCAGGCGGCAGGATCGGTCGCTCCAGATCACGGTCTGGGCGAACACGCCGGAGCTGCGCGACAGGATCGCGAAGAACATCGACCCGGTTCTTGCGATGACGACCCGGCTCGCCATGCCCGACGGCTCGCAGGCGATCATGACGTCGGTCAATGACATCCAGATCGATGCGCAGCAGAAATCAGGCCTCTACCGCCGCGACCTCATCTATTCGGTGAATTACGCGACGACCTTTCTCGACGCCGAGTACGCGATCCTCGCGACCGTCACGAACCTCACGACCGGCCCGACGCTCAACGCGACCGGGCCGGCCATCTCCCGCCCATAAGGACTTGCCCATGCTCCGCGTCGTTCAGGCGTTCGGCGACCACGTCGTCGGCGACAGCATCACCGACCCCGCCGCCTGCGAAGCCGTTCTCGCATCGGACCAGGTCGCCTTCGTGGTCGCCGTCCCCGATCCCGCGCCGGGCCAGACCAAGCCAGGCAAGCCCGACACCGCCAGCGCCTCGTAAGGAGCCCCAGCCATGCCCGTGACCCAGTCAGGCGCGATCAACACGAACGCGCTCTACGTCCCCGACGTCTATGTCCAGATCGTCCCGCCCGGCGACACCTTCCTGAACGGCGTTCCAACGAATGTGCTCGGCATCGTCGGCACGGCAACCTGGGGCCCGGTCAATTCGCCAACGATCGTTGGCTCGCTTCAGGACCAGGTCACGAAGTTCGGCAACATCCAGGCGCGGAAATACGACCTCGGTACTGCGGTCTGGGCCGCCGTCCTGAACGGTGCCAACAACATGCGCTGCGTCCGCGTCACTGACGGCACCGACGCTGCCGCCTCGGTGGTGATCCAGTCCACGGGCATCACCATCACGGCCAAATACACGGGCACGACCGGGAACTTGGTGCAGATCACGCTCGCGGCCGGCAGCGCGGCATCGAGTTGGAAGGCGACGGTCACGCTGCCCGGGCTGGTTCCCGAGGTGTTCGACAACATCGCAGCCGGCCTCACCGGCAATGCCGTCTGGGTCGCGATCGCAGCCGCGATCAATTCCGGGATATCCGGCCTCCGCGGTCCTTCGGGCATTGTTGTCGCGACAGCCGGCGCTCTCACGGCGGCCCCGACCGCTGCGACCAGCAGCCTGTCGGGCGGCACCGACGGCGCGACGACGATCACGGGCGCCGTGCTGATCGGTCAGGACACGACACCACGCAAGGGCATGTACGCGCTGCGCTCGACGGGCGCCTCGGTGGCCATGCTCGCGGATTGCGACGATTCGACGACATGGACGACGCAGGTCGCCTATGGTCTGTCCGAGGGCGTCTACATGATCGGTGTCGGTCCGGCTGGCGACACCATCTCGAATGCTGTCACCGCAAAAAGCACCGCGGCGATCGACAGCTACGCGATGAAGCTGCTGTTCGGCGACTGGATCTATTTCCTCGACACCGCGAACAACCTGACGCGGCTCATCTCGCCGCAGGGCTTTGTCGCCGGCAGGCTGTCCGCGCTCTCGCCGGAGCAATCAAGCCTGAACAAGCCGCTCTATGGCATCGTCGGCACGCAGAAGTCGTCCACCACGGGCGGCACGAACACCTACTCGACCGCCGATCTGCAAACGCTGGCACAGGCTGGCATCGACATCGTGACCAACCCGATCCCGGCCGGCAATTCGTTCGGCGTCCGGATCGGCTGCAACACCTCGTCGAACGCCGTCATCAACGGCGACAACTACCCGCGCCTGACCAACTATATCGCCTATACCCTGAGCGCCGGCATGGGCATCTATGTCGGCCGCCTCCAGAGCCCGGCGGTGCGCAACCAGGCGAACGGGACGATCAACACGTTCCTCGGGAACATGTGGCAGCAGGGCATGATCGGCGATGTCTCCGACGTCTCGAAACAGCCATTCTCGGTGCAGCTCAACCCGGCGAACAACCCCGCCGGCCGGGTCGCGCTCGGCTACATGCAGATCGACGTCCGCGTCACCTTCCTTTCGATCATCACGAAGCTGCTGATCAACGTCGAGGGTGGCCAATCGGTGCGGATCACCGTCTCGCCGTTCGCGGCTCAGTAACCCCAGGAGCATCTGACAATGCCACAGCAAGGCTATTCGATCGGCCGCGACGTCACGCTGGCCGTCATCCTGCCCGACGGCACCGCGTTGCGCCTGAACAAGGTGACGGGGTTCACGGCGAAGCAGGACACGTCCGAGCAGAAGATCACGCCGCTCGACGGCACCAGCGACCATCTCCGGTTCTACCAGGGATGGTCGGGCAGCTTCAAGCTTGAGCGTCGCGGCCCCGAGCTCGACAACTATTTCGCGCTGCTCGAGGCGAACTATCACGCCGGACTGGACGAGCCGCCGGCATCGATCCAGCAAACCATTGTCGAGCCGAACGGGGCCGTATCTCAGTTCCGGTTCGAGCGCGTCCTGCTCAAGTTCGACGATCCGGGAGACTGGTCGGCGGACAAGAGCGTCAACCAGGGCGTGTCCTTCATGGCCGCGCGCCGCATCAAGCAGGGCTGATCATGACGACCAAGGATATGCAGGTCCGAGCACCCGAGACGCCGAGCACCCAGATCGTCCGCGCCGCCGCGAAAACCGTCGACGTGACCGATGAGCTCGGCCGCGTGATCACGCTCAAGAAGCCGTCGCCGCTCGACAACCTCGATTTCGCCAAGGCGGCAGGTGCCGGCGCCGAGGGCGTCAATCAGGTCTATCTTTCGATGATCGGGCATCTGAAATATGTCGCCGCGATCGATGGCGAGCCCATCGTCACGCCCGGCTCGGACGCTGAGATCCGCGCGCTCTACGCCCGCCTCGACGAAGAAGGCAGCGACGCAATCCTGCAGGGCGTGATCGATCACTTCATGCCCAAGGACCTGGCGGCGAAGGACGACGCGGTAAAAAACTCCTAGGGGACGGCGGTCTGACCGAGTGCCTCTGGCTCGTTCATAACAACGTCCCTTTCGATGTCGCCTTCTCGGTCGATGATGTGACCAGGTCAGCCATGGCCATCAGGTTCTCGATCTTCCACGGCGGCAAATTCAACTTCGAGACAATGCGGTTCGAAGAGGAGACCTGAGCCGTGGAACTCTCCCTCCTCGACATGGCCCTCAAGATGGCGCTTACCGAGGCGTCGATTCGCCTGAACGCCAACGCAGCCCTTGAGCGGGTCGCGGTCAAGATCGAGAAGACGGCGAAGGAAGAGTTCGGCGTCTATCAGCCCGCAGTCGGCCCTTTCGAGGCATGGCCCCAACTCGCGGAATCGACGCAGGAGCGCCGGGAAAAGCTCGGATTCACCCCGAACGACCCGCTCCTGATGTCAGGCGATCTTCGCGACACCATCGAGCACCGCACGGCCGAGCTAGAGACCGAGATCGGCTCGGACAGCGATATCATGGTCTGGCAGGAGTTCGGGGCCGAGCATATCCCGCCGCGTCCCGTGCTCGGACCGGCCGCCGAGCGGAACCACGATCTGATTCTGGAAGAGCTAGGCGGTGCCGTCGTTGCCGGCATCATCGGCGGCGACATCGTCCACCACAGCCTCGGCTACAGCAAGACGATCCGCGATTAGCCGAGCCAGGTCGAGACGATCACACCGGCTAGGAACAGGCCGAATAGCAGGCCGCAGACACCGATCGCGATCAGGACGAGACTTGCAGTGCCGATCAGCAGCGCATCCCAGCCCGACGCGACAGGCTCAGCCATCACCGCCCCGGGTGCCGGTCTGCGGTAGAGCGACGGACGGTCGAAGGCCGGATGACGATCGGCGAGCCATAACTGAACTTTGCGGGAGGGTTTCATGAGCATTGAAGCCTACAAGATCGCGGTTCGGGTCTCGCTCGTCGAGAACGTCACTCGCGGCTTGGCGCTCATGTCCCGTCACTTCAAAACGACGGACGCTGACGCCAAGGCCCTTGAAGCACGATTGAAGTCGATTGCCAAGACGGCAGCGATGGGCGGTGTCCTGATCGGGGGTGGTCTCGGCGGCCTCGCCTTGCTCAAAGGCCCGCTCGACGAGGCGAAGAAGTATCAGGCAGAACTGGCCAGGTTCGCGTCTCTGGGGTTCGGATCGAAGATCAATGCCCAGGCCGACGCCTATGCTCAGGGCATGCGCACGATAGGCACCTCGACGCGCGAGAACATGACGCTCGTCTCGGACGCGATGGCCGTGTTCAAGGATCTGGGGCACGCCGAGATGGCGGCGCCGATCATGGCGAAGATGAAGTTCGCCAACGCGGCCCTTTTCGGCGAAAGCGGCGGTGCGCGTGACGCGAAGTTCATGGACCTGCTTAAGGTCATCGAGTTCCGCGGCGGCCTCTCCTCCGATGCCGAGTTCGCGCGCCAGGCCAATTTCGCCCAGAAGGTGATCGCCGGCAGCCGAGGCCGCGTCGACGCAACGGCAATGCTTCAGGCGCTGAAAACCGGCGGTGTGGCGCTTTCGCGCCGCGGCAACGAGCAATTCTACCTCGGCGGCGAGCCCCTGATCCAGGAGTTCGGCGGGTCGCGCTACGGCACGGCGGCGATGTCGATCTACCAGAACCTCGTACAGTCGCGCGGCACCGTGACGGCGCAGCAGGAGCTGTATCGGCTCGGGCTGCTCGATCCGTCCAAGGTGACGTTCAACAAGCTCGGCGCGCTCAAAAAGGCGCTCCCCGGGTCGTTCCAGGGCTCGACGATCCTCGAAAACGAGGGCGAGCTGGCACTGCTGCAAAAAGTGCTGCTCCCGGCGTTCGCGGCGCATGGGATCACCTCGCCCGAGGCGATCACGCGCGAGTTTGGCATGATCCTCGGCAATCGCACCGGCTCTGGCCTGATGGCCCGCATATTCCAGCAGCAGCCGACCTTGTTGAAGCAGATCGCCGCCAACCGGAATGCGTTCGGCATCAACCAGATGGTGAGCGCCGCCGCCGGTACCGCAACGGGCAAGGAAGCTGATCTTCTCGCCAAGGAAGCGACGCTCAAGCTCAAGATCGGCCAGATCATCCTGCCCTATTATGTGCGCGGCCTCGAGCTTGCGGCCAAGGCGCTGGAGCGGATCAACGCCTTTGTGTCTGCGCATCCCCAACTGACCAAGTTCGCGATCGAAGGCTTCGCGCTGGTCTCGGTGCTCGCGGTCATCGGCGGCTCGCTGACAATGGTCGTGGCCGGCTTTCGCGGCCTCCTCCTCCTGAGGGGTGTAGGCACCGCGCTACGCTGGCTCATGCTCGGGCTCGGTCCGAGGCAGATCGGGCTGATCGGCTATTTCGCGCGCGGCCTGATGCTGGTCGGGCGCTCGTTCGCCGGCCTGCTCGTCGCAATGGGGTCCGTCGGCTGGGTGATCCTCGGGATCGGCGCGGTCGCGCTGCTGGTCTGGCACAACTGGAAAGAGATCAAGGCAGCGCTCGGCGTCATCTGGTCCGATATCAAGGGCGCGGTGATCGCGCTCTTCCACGGCGATATTCTCGGCGCGCTGAAGCTGTTTGGTCATGCCATGGCGCTCGGCTTCCAGACAATCTTCAACACGGTCATTTCCGGGCTGAACAGCATCCTCCCGGCGGCATGGCAGATCAGCAAATTCAACTTCGCTGGTGACCCGTCCGGCGAGAGTCCGAACGTCCGTGCAGGCGGCGGCCGGCCGATCCAGGTTCATACCTCGGTCAACATGGATGGGCGCCGTGTCGCCCAGGTCGTTTCCCATCACCAGACCAAGGCGGCGGGCAGGCAGAATAGTGGCGCAACCAGCTTCGACTCGTCCCGCGCCATGCCCCTTGTCGCCATGTCGGCCATGAAATGAGCGACACCGTCCTGAAGCTCGGTGAATTCGAGTTCAGCCGCTTCGAGATCCCTGAGGTCATTGCCTTTGGCGGCGACCAGCAGATCGTCGTCCACAAGATGGTCGGCGGAACTCGCATCATCGACGCGATGGGCGAGGACCCACTGGCGCTCGAATGGTCAGGCTATCTGGTCGGATCGACCGCCCTCGATCGCGCCCTGTTCCTCGACGGGCTGCGAAGAGCGGGCAATGAACTCGCACTGACCTGGTCGAGGCTCAGCTACACCGTGGTCGTCAAGACGCTGCGCTGCGAGTTCGTCAGGTCTTATCGTATCCCGTACAAGATCACCTGCGAGGTGGTCCGCGACGAGACGGCCCCGATCCGGGCGCTGGTCGATCCGAGCCCCGAACAGGTCGTCAGCGATGACCTCGACACCGCGAACGGGCTGGCCGGCAGCATCGGCGATGCAACACTCTCCGGCCTGATGGGCGGCCTCGACTCGGCAATCGCGGCGGTGGGCAATCTTGCTACGGCGGCACAGAGCGTGCTCGATACAGTCCTGTTGCCGATCGAGGCGGTGCGGTCTCGCGTCGGCGTCCTGCTCGCCTCGACCTCGGCCACAATCGAGAACGTTTCGACCCTCGGCGGCATCCTGCCCGGCAACCGGCTCACAACGCAGGTCGCGAACCTGACTGGCCAGATCGCCGCCGTCAGCCAGCAGCCGATCCTTGTGAGCCTCGACCGAACGCTCGGGAGAATGGCGAACAATATCGCTGCCATCAACGGCGGGACCAAGACGATCACGGTCGGCGGCGGAAACCTCTTCGCGCTCGCCGCGACGGAATATGGCGATCCGATGGGTTGGACCGCGCTGGCAGTCGCAAACCGGCTCGACGATCCGGAGCTCGCCGGGATCGCAACGCTCAGTGTCCCACCCTTCACGAACGACACCGGCGGCGTGCTCAATGGCTGACCTCAACGCGCTGCCCGTCGTCGCCGGCGTTCGCCAACCGCGCGCCGCGGTGAAGCTGAACGGGGTCGTGGTGCCGGGTTGGGTGTCATGGGAGGTCGACAACAACGTCTTCCGCGCCGCTGACACGTTCCGGGTCTCGTTCGCGGTGTCGGAGCTTCCCGCCGACAGGAACGCGGCATGGATTGCGGCGCAGTCGGAGATCGATGTCGAGATATTCGCGACCGAGAAGCCTTCCGATCCCGCCAATTATTCCCCGACCGCAGCTGATCGCCTGATCCATGCCCAGACCGATGACGTCAGCCTTGAGCCGGCGCAGGGCACGATCGAGCTTTCCGGCCGCGACCTCACCGCGCGGCTGATCGATACCAAGACGTCGGAGAATTTCTCGAACCAGACCGCCAGCCAGGTCGCAACGACGCTTGCCGGTCGGCGCGGTCTGAAGCCGGTGGTCACAGCAACCTCGACCAAAGTCGGGAACTATTACACCCAGGATCACGTTGATGTGAGCCAGGAGCGCTCGGAATGGGAGCTTCTTGTCAAGCTCGCCGAATATGAGGGCTTCGACGTCTTCGTTGCCGGCGACGAGTTCCATTTCCAGCCCAAACCCAAGGAAGGGGGTGATCACTACGCGGTGGTCTGGGTGCCGGCCGATGACAGCGCGGCACACCCGAACCTGAACACGACGACGCTCAGCCTCTCGCGCAGTCTGACGATCGCCAAGGGCGTGACCGTCGAGGTTCGCAGCTGGAACGCCAAGCAGAAAAAGGCCTTCACTGCATCATGGCCGAAGGCGGCAAAACCAACGAAGCCGGGGCAATCCAACAACAAGACGCAGACCTACCGGTTCACCGTCGCCGGCCTCACCCAGGACCAGGCCGACAAGCGCGCGCAGCAGTTGTACGCGCAGATCGTCCAGCACATGGTCAGCCTGACCGCCGACCTCCCCGGCGATAGCATCCTCGACTGCGACAAGACGATTCAGGTCCGTGGCACCGGTACCGCGTTCGATCAGATCTATTTCCCCGACAGCGTCCGGCGATCGATGTCGTTCGAGGAGGGGTACCGGATGACGGTCTCGGCCAAGAACATCTCGCAAGATATCGAGGCAGCGGCACAATGATGGACGGCCTGCTCAACCATGGCCGCCGCGTCGCCGACGAAGCCAGCCGGTCACGCGCCGCGACGCGCCACGGGACAATCACCAGCTACGACCCGGACAATTACGCGATCAAGGTGACGCTGCAGCCCGACGATGTCCTGACGGGCTGGATTCCGCTCAAGGCGTGCTGGATCGGCAACGGCTGGGGCATGTTCGCCGCACCCTCGATCGGCGATGCTGTCGAGATTGATTTTCAGGAAGCCGACGGGGGCGTCGGAAGCGCTGGCTGGCGCTTCTTCAACGACAGCGAGCGGCCCCTGTCGGTACAGGCCGGCGAGTTCTGGCTGGTCCACAAGAAGGGCCAGAGCGTCAAGCTGACGACCGATGGCGCGCTGACGATCGACGACGGTCAAGGCGCATCGGTGAAGCTGAATGGTGACGGCACGATCACGAGTGCGGCGTCGACATGGAACCATACCGGCGACATCAACGTGACCGGCGATCTGGCCGTGAGCGGCGATACCAATGTCGATGGCGATGTCGTCGCCGGGACGGTCAGCCTCAAACATCACCTCACCCAGGGCGTTACCGCCGGGTCGAGCCTGTCCGGGGAGCCGCAACCGTGAACCTCGCCGACCTCGACCAGTATATCGGCGGCGACCTGTCATCCTCAGGCACCGGCGACGTCCAGACCGCAACCGGGATCCTGCGCGGCCAGCAGCGCGTCGTGCGCCGGCTTCTCACCAACCCGGGCGATTACATATTCCACCCGGAATATGGCGCCGGGCTGCCGCAATATATCGGGCGCACCGCCGACATTCCGAAGATGCGGGCTCTGGTGCGAGGTCAGGCGCTGCTCGAGGAAGCGGTGGCCAAGTCACCGGCGCCCGAGGTGCAGGTCGCGCCAATCCCAAGCGCCGACGGCGGCGGGTTCGCGGTCACGGTCAATTACACCGATGCGCCTTCGGGTCAGCCGACAACGCTCTCGTTTCAGGTGACGAAATAATGGCCGATCTTCAGACCAAGGATTTCCAGACCATCGTGCGCGAGCAGGTGGCGGCGATCCAGGGCGGATCGAGCCGGACCCTGGTCGATCTGACTGTCGGTTCCGTGCTGCGCGCCATTGTCGAGGCCTATGCGGCGATCGCGCTCTGGCTTCAGGGGCTGATCCTCAAGGTCCTGGCGATCACCCGCGCCGCGACATCGACTGGCGCCGACCTCGACAGCTTCATGCTCGATTACGGGCTGGTGCGGCTCTCGGCGGTCGGTGCGACCGGGCAGGCGACATTCGCGCGCTTCACGCCGACCCTGCAGGCCGTGGTGCCGATCGGTGCCATTGTGCAGAGCGCGGACGGGACCCAGCAATATGCGGTCACGATCGATACGACGAACACCGCCTATAACCCGGGGTTCGGCGGCTATGTGATCGGCGCTGGCATCACGTCGGTGACCGTGCCGATTGCGGCGGTTTCACCCGGTGTTGCCGGTAACGCAGCGATCGGCGGCATCAACACGCTCGGCCAGGCAATTGCCGGCGTCGACACGGTCTCGAACGCGGCGGCGATCATCACCGGCGAGGATCCGGAAACCGATACCGCCTTTCGCGCCCGCTTCGTCAATTTCCTCGCCAGCCTGGCCAAGGCGACCGAAGGCGCGATCAGCTATGCCGCGACGTCGGTCCAGACCGGCATCACCTGTGCCGTTGTCGAGAATCAGGATTATGGCGGCGCCGATCATATCGGCTATTTCTATGTCGTGATCGATGACGGCTCCGGGGCACCGTCGAGTGACTTGCTGACGACGATCCGCAACGCCGTCGATACGGCGCGCGGCTTCACGATCAATTTCGGTGTGTTCGGGCCGGTCGTGGTCACCGCCAATGTCTCGATGCATCTGGTGCTCGCGCCGGGCTATCTCAGCGGGCCGATCATCGCCGCGGTGCAGGCCGCGATCACCGCTTATACCAGTTCGCTCTCGCTCGGGGTCGGTCTCAACTGGTCCAGACTGTCGCAGATTGCCTATGACGCCTCGCCTGCGGTCGTGAACGTGAACTCGGTCCTGCTCAACAGTGCGACCGTCGATATCGCGGCAACAGCCAAGCAGGTCATCAAACCCGGCACCGTGACGGTAACGGCATAATGGCGACCGGCGACCGCCCCGACCAGTTCAAGCGGCTGAAATCGCTGCTCCCGAACTGGTTCGGTGACCAGCATCCGGTCCTCGACGCGCTGCTGAGTGGCTATGCCTATGTCCAGGCATTCATCTTCGACCTGATCGTCTTCGCCCGGCTGCAAACCCGCATCCTGACCGCGACCGGCGGCTGGCTCGATCTTATCTCGGCGGACTTCTTCGGGGCGGCGCTGCCTCGCCAGCCCGGGCAGAGCGATTCAGCATTCCGGACCAGGATCATCATCAGCCTGTTCAGGGAACGCGGCACCCGCGCGGCGGTGATCAAGGTTCTCGAGGACCTGACTGGGCGAACTCCGATCATTTTCGAGCCGTTCCGGCTGCAGGACTGCGGAGCTTACCGCGCGCCGACCTCGGGCTACGGCGTCGCCGGCCATTATGGATCCGCGCTGCTGCCCTATCAGGCGTTCGTCATCGCGTTCCGGCCGCTTGGTTCAGGCATCCCGCTGATCGCCGGCTACGGCGTCTCGACCGGTGGTTACCACACGCCGTCACGCGCTGCCTACGCCTCGCTCGGAGACGCCCTCGACGGGGTGAGCGATGCCGACATCTATGCCGCGATCGACAGCGTCCACTGCGAAGGCACGATCGCGTGGACGCGCATCGTCAACTGATCCCGGCGCCAATCGCCTGACCAATTCGCCCGCCTCGCGCGGGCTTTTTCTTGACCGGAGAACCTGATGCGTCGCCAAATCATCTACGCTGGCCAGATCCCGCTCGAGACAGACCTGCTCAACACCAACCGGAACATGATGGTCGCGCTCTCGGGCATGGCCAAGGCACTGTTCGGCTCGTCGACGATCGTCAACGGCCTCACCTGCACCGCGACTTCACCCGCCTCGATGCAGGTCGCGATCGGTGCCGGTGAAATCTATTCCCAGGCCAATATCGACGACACCGCGTACAGTTCGCTCTCGGCCGATACCGTCCACCAGATCATGAAGCAGGGCATCACGCTCGATGCCATCAACCTCTCCTGCCCCGCGCCCGGCACGGCTGGCCAGAGCATCAATTATCTGATCGAGGCGAAGTTCGTCGAGTCCGATCTCAACCCGGTCACACTGCCCTATTACAACGCCAGCAATCCGACCTCGGCCTATAGCGGGCCAGCGAACAGCGGTGCCGCCCAGCCGACAACGCGCGACGGCACCATCTCGCTCATCGCCAAGGCTGGTGCTGCTGCCACGACTGGCACCCAGACCACGCCGGCGGCCGATGCGGGCTATATCGGCCTCTGGGTCGTCACCGTCGCGAACGGGGCCACCACGATCACCTCAGGCAATATCGCCATGCTTGCCGGCGCGCCGTTCGTGCCGTCGGGCGGCGTCGTCGCGAACCTGACCGCGGTTACCTTCGCGACGCGGGCCGAGGGTGTGGCGGGGACGAACACCACAAAGGCGGTCAACTGCGATACCATGGCGCAGGCGACCCAGGGTGGCGCCCACACCTATGCCGTCGCCACCGGAACCGCGAACGCCATTGCCGCAGCCCTGGCGCCGGCACCAGCGGCGCTCACAACCGGCATGTCGATCCGGGTCAAGATTACGACCACCAACACCGGAGCCGCGACCCTCAACCTGAACGCCAGCGGGGCTGTAGCTATCCAGAATGCTGGCGCCGCCCTGACCGGCGGCGAACTGGTGAGCGGGCAGATCGTCAGGTTCACCTATGACGGTTCGGTGTGGCAGGCCGGGCTTTCCCTTGCCTTCGCGCCAGTCATCACCGGCCAGCAGACGAGCACACGCCTCCCCGGCGGCCTGATTATGAAGACGGGCACGACCAATGCCGGCGCGCCATATTCCGAAGGCACGATCAGCGACAGCTTCAACGTCGCGTTCCCGAATAACTGCTTCCAGGTGATCCCGGTGGCGGTCAACACGGCGTCGAACCTGTTCAAGGACATCTGGCCGCAGCGGACGTCGATCAGCACCAGCGGTTTCACCTTCACGCTGCAATGGTCCGGTGTTGCAGGCACGACCAACTCGATCGACGGCATCGACTGGATCGCAATCGGAAATTGACCGCGAGTCACCTCGCCGTCGGAAACTGATTTCCCGCACTCGACCCCATCGCCCATCCCTGCAGTTCGGGAAACTTCATGATCGATACCGTTATTGCCGCGACCGGCGAGGTTGCGCTCATACCCGGCTGCATTCTCGGCCTCGAGATGGCGATCGCCGATGATGCGGGAACAACCCAGGCGCTGACCGGCCGGCGCTGGTACATGACGATCTGGCGCCTCTCAGACAACGCCGAAATCCAGACCGTTACGACCGACGCGGTGACCGACTCGAGCGGGACCTATGCGCCGCTCTGGTTCGACGGTGCCGCAACGCGCGCGATCTACGACGCTCAGCGCGGAAACTCGCTCAGCATCGAATGGGGCGAGCTGCTCGCGCCAGATAACCGGGCGCCGTGGGAGAGCCGCTGCCTGAAGCTGATGGCCGGACCGGCGACGGTCACCGGCACCGGAAGCGGGGCCGCGATCGCCGCAGCGACGCGCGTCGTGCGCAATCTGACAACTGCGCGGCTCAGCTATGTCGCGCGCGGGCTGCCTGGCCTGTCCGCCGCGACGCAGCTTGCCAATACGCCGGACCCAGCGAATCCCGGCCACGCCTACATCTCCACCCCGACCGTCGAGGCGATGGACGCCCGCTATCGCTCAACGGGGACGGCGGCGGGCGCTGCTGCCGGCGCGACCGCCGGAGCTGCGGCAGCGGCACCCTATGCAGCCGCAGCACTCGCTTCAAAGAACGCCGCCGACGCCGATGTTGCCCTTACCCATGCCGACGTGGCATCGACCGCCGCGAGTGCTGCTCTGGCGCAGGCATGGGCGGAAAGCGGCGGCGCACCCGGCGGCGGCAGCACTCAGTCGGCGAAGGCGTGGGCGCTGGCCTCAGCAAGCTCCGCAGCGATCGCAACCGCTCAGGCGGCCATTGCGACGACTCAAGCCGGCATTGCCACCACGCAGGCCACGAATGCCGCGGCGAGTGCCGCGCTGGCCGCAAGCTATGCCATCCCCGCCGCGCTCGCCACCGGCATCGGATCGGTCACTATTCCGGCTGCCATGACCGCCTTCCGGACGACCGGCTTCCGCACCCTCGGCAAGGGCGCCGCGATCTACACCCGCGCGACCGGCCTGCCGTCCTGGGGGCAGAATATCTGGTGGTTCGCCGATGCGACCGGCGCTCAGTTCCAGATCTGCGAAGGCCGCCCCGATCTCCTGATGTTCGGCGGCTATGACGACGGCGCGAAGCCTTATGCCAGCCGCACGGTCACGGGTACCGACAACGCGCCCGCGATGAACGCGCTGCTCTATTATTGCCAGTATTACGGCTATTCGACCGCTTGGGTGCCGGCCGGCAAATACACCTTCTATGACACGATCCATGCCGGCTTCGGCGGGGGCACGCTCGGCCAGTACAGCCACATCAATATCCGCGGTGCGGGCGCGCTCTATGCGGGGCATTCGATCCTGCCGGGCTTCCCGGGCACAGCCCTCTATTCCGCCTTCAGCGATCGTCCCCTGCTCAGCGTTCAGGGTCAGCGTGACTGCACGATCAGCGATATGACCTTCGTCGGTCTCTATTCCAAATATATCATCGACAACAACCTGGCGGTCACGAACGGGCTGCAGATCTACAATCCGAGCTTTGACGACCGCGACATCTCCAACTGGTGGGACCCGAATCTCAGCCCGATGCAGGACGGGCGCTATACGCCCTATGCGGCTATCGCGGTCGATCCCTTCTCCGGCACGCGTCCGAGCCTCGTCGCATGGGCGCCGTCGACCGCCTATCAGACCGGCGACGTGCGCTTCGTGAATTCCAAGGTCTATGTCGCCCGCAACTACGGCACGTCAGCGTCCAGCGGCGGTCCGAGCGGCACGACCGCGACCGAGGCGGATGGGACGATGATCTGGGTCTATATGGGCCCCTACAGCGCCGGCAGCCCGAATCAGTACGTTTCGTATAACGACGTCTCGTACCCATCCTATAGCGGTGTCGGCTCGACCCAGTACGGCAAGGGGCAGAGCTCCAAGATCACGGTCGAGCGCTGCAATTTCGAGGGATTCGTCAGCACGATCGTTGTCCAGCCTTCCGGCTTCGACGGCAACGGCGACTTCCTCACCGTCAAAGATTGCCTGATTCAGTTCACCAAATACGCGGTTGAGATCTGCCAGACGCAGAGCCGGAACGTCCATGTGACGAACGTCACGGGCAACCAGATCTTCACCTTCCTCGAGGGCGCGGCGCACGGCAAGCGCCAGGGCCGATTCCAGGGGCCGGTGATTAACCTGTCGCTCAGCAACACGATGAACCTGTTCAACGCACTGGCCGCCTATCTGGCCGAGCTGACGTTCCAGGACTGCTATATCGAGAGCCTCGACCGCCTCGGCAACCTGATGGGATCGGCCGGCAAGCCGGTGATCTTCATCGCCGGCGACATGAACATGCTGACCGTCACGTATAACAATTTTCGAGGCGTGCCGGACAACCATCTCAGCGGCTCGACCACGCGACACACCGGCGCCACCAGCTGTTCCTCGCCGATCATGTTCATCGGAACCGCGCTCAATTTCGAGCGGGTGTGCGTGCTGCTGGCACAGGATCTCTACACGCGCAGCGGCCTTGTCCAGGATGTCACCAACACCGGCACCCACCTCCCATTCTATGTCGCTCTCGCGAACAACGCGCTGGCCGGCGGCCTCGTAACACCGCAATTCGGATCGCAGCCGAGCTCGAACAAGACCGACTTCGCCCACCAGTTCATTGTCCGGAACGTCACCGACGGGAATTCCGGCGGCGTCCGCCCGCTCAGTGGGGGCCTTTTCGGCGATGCGCAGCGGATTTACGGGTCGCCGTTCTATATCCGCAAGCTCCAGATGCTCGGGCTCAATGCGCCTGTCGATGTCGGCCGCAAATATTCCGATCTCCCAAAGCAGTCGAGGTTCCCGGATCTCGCGCTGAACGGCCGGATCCTGACCGGCACATTCTTCCAGTCGCCGGCCGCTGCCGAGTCTGCCTTCCTGATGCCAGGCGACGTCCTGCTCGATGAAAGCACCGGCAAGACGTTCTTCATCTATTCGTTCGACACGACGACCAAGCTGATGAAGGCGTACCTCCAGAACGGCTTTACGGGCCCGGCGGGGTCTGAGACGATCTACGGCACCTTCTCGACCACGGTCGGCAATTTCACCGCCTGCACCGGCCGGCGCTGCACGTTCAATACCCCGCTGTTCGTCAGCAATCTCGCGACCAAGACGCTGACTGGCGATCTGACCAACGGCTCGACCAAGATCCAGAACGTCGCCCGGGCGTCGCTGAAACTGCTCGGGCTCAAGGTGACCGGCGGCACGATCCCGGCCGGCAGCGTCGTGATCGGTGTCGACGGGTCAGACGTCTATATTTCCGGATCCGGTCCGACCGCAAATGCCACGGGCGCCAGCATCACATTCGGCACGTCGAGCCCTCTCCTGCGCGATTGCGGTGATGCCCAAGGGGTTGCCGGCGCGTCCACCTATGGCGCGATCGTCGGCGATTACATTGACTCGGACCCGAAAGAGGAGGGCTTGGCGACTGACGGCGTGACGTTCTCCGCGTTCGACGATACAGCGCAGACCATCACCCTGACCGGGGGCAATCCGCTCTGGCCACCGAGGAATAACTTCAGGCTGAAATCTTTTCGGATGGCGCCGCCGGCGAATGCCGCGACACCTTGACCCCTGCACGATAGCGGAACCTGGCATGGCCGAAGTCGCCGAGCGGCTTCTCGATATACCGATAACAGAACCACGCGACACCTGCGCACCCGACAGCCATTGCGACGAAAGCCCAGATCCTCGGGCCGATCAGATCTATCGCGAAGGCGCCAACCATCGCGTGGAACAGGTACAGCGAATAGGCGCCAAGCCCGATCTTCGCGAGCGGGTTCAGCCAGGCCGGCAGTCGCAGCCCGGTTGTGACCAGCAGCGCGAGGCAGGCCGCGTAGAACAGGGCAACGACCGAGTATCCGACCGTGCCGATAACCGGGCCAAGCTGATCGAGGCCGGAGAAGGCGAGTGCGATGCAGGCGAGGCCGGTCAGCGCGGCCGCGATTTGCAGGCTCGAGACCTTGGGCATCATGCCCGCGATCTGCGCCCATGCGATCAGCACGCCGAGCAGCAGCGAATCCATCCGCGCGGGGAGCAGCATATAGGCGGCGTGGGGCAGGCCGTGGGCGTGCAGAGCGATGCGGATGACCGGAGCTACCAGCGCGAGCCCGGCGAGCACCCAAGGCAGGCGACGAGGCGGGCACAGGACTACCAGGAGCGGCAGGCAGAGGTAGAATTGCTCCTCGACCGCGAGGCTCCACGTCATGGCGATCGCGCCGGGGCCGAACGTGTCTTGCAGGCTCCAGACGATGTTCTGTGTCAGCATGACATATTCGAGCCCGAACGGCTGCGGCCAGATCGCGAAGAACAGGGCGAGCGTGACGAGATAAAGCGGGGCGATTCGCAGGACGCGGCGAGCGTAGAACACGCGGTAGTAATTCGTGGCGCCTCGGTTCCGGATCAGAATGCTTCCGATCAGGTAACCCGACAGCACGAAAAACAGATCGACGCCGCTCCATGTGAGGCTGAGCGCGCGGCCGGCTATCGGCAAATGCCGGAGCACGATCGGCGCGACAAGGTGCCAGACCACGACCTGCAGGATGGCGACGCCGCGCACCGCGTCGAGCGCCCTGTTCCGGTCCTCATGCATTGAGCGAGCTCCTTTGCGGGCGCTGCCCATACCACGAATCCACCCCGAGATAAGAGGGTCGCGACAATGACATACCATCCTGCGGCCAATGGCTAGCGCGCGCCCGACATGGCGGGACTGGGCACCAGTCGTCGCGATCCTCATGACGATGGTCGGCGGGGTCCTGATCCTCGGCGGCTATCTCGACCGCATCGAGCAGCTTGAGCGCCGCGATACCGCGATCGAAGCGCGGCTGGACCGACAGGACGGCAAGCTCGACGAGATCAAGACCACGACCAACCACACGGCCGGAATCATCGAGGCGTGGGGCGGCAAGAGCGGTGGCCAGAAGCCATGATGATCGAGGCCGGGCTCGCCATGACCGTTCTGGCGGCCATGCTCGCCAGCGCGGTGCCAGTTGATCGCGCACTATCGGTGCGCAAGCATCACCGCGCCCAGCCGGTGATCGGCCCGCCGTTGCGCGCCGCCTTTCCCCTGGTGGCGCCGCGCCCGGACCTCGAGGCGCTGAAGATCGAGACAGTGAGGGCCGTCGACGCCTGCGACTGTGCTTGCGATCTCGACCGGGGCGTCGGCGAGCTGGCCGAAGTCTACCGCCGCGCTGCCCGCGCGCCTGTTCGCCGAGCGAGGCGTCGGCAATCCACTGGAGACTGATTTATGGACGTTCGCGCCATCCAGGCTGCGCTGACCGCTGCCGGCTATCCCTGCGCCGTCGACGGGCAGATCGGGGCTCGCACCTATGCCGCGCTGTTCGCCTTCGTCGGGCGCCAGCAGGTCACGCCGCTCATTACCGAGCTCGGCAAGGCGGCCGATCAGTATTTCGTGCCTGCGGGGCTGACCTCGTCGCTGCGCCTCGCGCACGCGCTGGCGCAGTGGGCAGTCGAGACCGGCGGGTTCAAGCGGATGGAAGAGGATCTCGATTACTCGGCCGAGCGGCTGACGGTCGTCTGGCCCAAGCGCTTCCCGACGATAGCCTGGGCAGCACCCTATGCGCACAACCCGGTCGCGCTGGCGAATAAAAGCTATGGCGGACGGCTGGGCAACAGCACCGTCGGCGATGGCTGGCTCTATCGCGGGCGCGGGCTGACGCAGCTTACCGGGCGGGCCAATTACATCGAGGCCGCGCGCATCACCGGACTCGACCTGGTCGGCAATCCCAACAGCGTTGCCGAGCCCGCAACCGGTCTCCGCGTCGCCTGTGCCTATTGGAGCACGCGGGGCATCAACGCCGCCGCCGATGCGGATGACGTCGCCCATGTCCGCCAGCTGGTGAACGGCGGGCAGAACGGGATCGACGAGGCCAAGCGGTATCTTGCGCGGGCCAAGGCCGTGCTTCGATAAGGGGGTATCCAATGAATATCTTGAACGCGCTGAAAGTCAGCGGCGGCGACTTCGAAATCAACCGCGTGGTCGGTGCGATCGGCGGCCTGTCCTATATCTTCGGCGCGAATGCGTTCGAGGCCTATGAGGTCTTCTGGGCCGGAAAGGCGTTCGACCTCACCGCTTATTGCCTGTCGTTCCCGGCTGGCCTCGGCGTTGCGGTCGGCGCCATTGCCGGCGCGATCTCACTGAAGGACCGGAACGTCGCCGTCGCCAAGTCGGTGGCGCCCGCCGCCGTTCCCGCGCCTGAACCGGAGTCGCAGCAATGATCGCCGCCTTGAAGCAGTTCGCCGTCATGACCGTGACGCTCGTCATCTGCGGCTATGCGCTGTGGCGCTCGACGGAGCGAGGCCGGTGAAACGCACCGCTGGCTTCATCGTCGGCGCCGTCGCGATCGCCGGGCTGATGCTTGGCGTGATCGAACTGGCGAACGGCTTCGCGGCCTGCGTGATGGCGTCATGACCGAGCCGCGCAAGAAGGGCCTCTACGTCGGCGCGCCGGCATGTTTCGTGCTCGAGCGCGAATGCCAGTTCCTCGGCCGAGCGTTTGACGGCCAATGCTACCTCGTCGGATCGGCGACGGAGCGACCTGACTGGCGCGACATCGACGTCCGCATGATTATGGATGACGAGGCTTTCGTTGCCTTGTTCCCGGACGCAGGCCCGGTCGATCACGGTCATTGGGAATTTGATCCCCGGTGGATCGTGCTGACGACGGCGATCTCCGAGCAGCTTTCGCGCCAGACCGGGTTGCCGATCGACTTTCAGTTTCAGCCGCGAACGCACGCCAACGAGCGGCACGGTCGGGGCAAGGGCACGCGGCGTAATGCGCTCGGCATGATCTTCTCGAAATCAGAGGGTGAAAACTGATGCCTTGGTTCATCGCTGCAAAGCTCATGCTCGGCGGCTGGCTGAAAACCGCCGTCGACTTCCTCAAGGGTCTCCCCTGGTGGGTCTACGCAATCATCGCCGCAGCCATCCTCCTCTTCGTCGTCTATCACAAGGGCGAGACCAAGGGCGCCGCGAAGGTCACGGCCAAGGTCGAGAAGGCGCACCAGGCTGCCGTCGTCGCCGCTGCTGTCGACACCAAGGCCGCGCAGGCTGCCACCGAACAGATCGGCGCCGATGTGAAGCGCACGAACGCCGCGGTCACCGACCTCGTCCAGACCAAGATCCAGGAGATGCACAATGCGCTCGATGCCATCCCGCCTGCTGCTGCCGGTGCTGCTCTGCCTCCCGCTCCTGTCGAGCGGATGCAACAGAGCCTCAACGCCCTTGGTGATGGCGCGAACCGAGCGGCCGACGCTGCCGACGCTGAACCCTGAGCTCGTCCGGACCGAGCGGGTCGCGCCGCTGGTCGCCAAGCCGTCGGGCGTTCTGGTATCGATCGACAAGGCTGAGCTGGACGAGCTCTACGGCCAGCATGCCGCGCTGATCGGGGCGATCACCCGGGCGAATAACCGGGCGGCGGGCGTGAAGAAGTGGCGGCGCTGCGTCGCAGCGATCTTCGAGACCGGGAAGCCGGGGCCGGACTGCCCGGCCGCGCCATAACGCAAATTTACGGCGCGAATGGTCGGATAACGCAAGTAGCATAGCGAACGGCTCGGGGCTCACGCCTCGGGCCGTTTTTTTGTGTCCGCAGCAGATCGGCTATAGCGCCGTCAGCCCCGCACCGCGAAGCGAACGATCCGCGGGCAAGCCGGATGTCGCGAGACGTCCCAGGCCATCGCCTCGAAGTTCTTCCGCCCGTCTTCGATCCTGAGGCCGCCCTCGAATTCCACCCCGACGACCTTGATCGCCGGTCGCTGGAACGGCGGTGGTATCCCCTCGCCAGACCAATCATGCCAGACTTTTTTCATGGCTGAGACCTATCAAAACGGCGCGCGGATCGCCATTGAATTCGCCGCCATGGACCCCCTCGACCAACCCCTATCCACGCTGATCGGCCACCACATAGAAATCGCCACCCGGTGCGCCTGCACGAAGGTAACCGTGTTTTCGCCTGAATATCTGGTGGAGCGGATGGGCGCTGGCGTGACGCTGCGGATCGCGGGGTCTCGGTTGAAGTGCCGGGCCTGCGGGCAGCGGCCGGCGCTTTCCCTGTCGCGCGATTATGCCACCAGCGAGGGACGCGATAACCGGCGTGACCCGCCTGCGCTTCCGGAGTGGGTGGTGGGGTTGTTGGTGCGTTAGTTCGAAAGCGCGAGCATCAGAAGTCGCATCAGACCATCGTTCTCGTCCCGCATCCGCGCGATCGCCGGGCGCTGGCCGGGCAGCCATGACGGGTCGAGCAGCATCGCAAGCTCGGTCTCGCGCGTGAACGCCATCCACGCCAGCACGCCGCGACGTTGGAATTGCTCGAAGCGCACCTCGACGACCTTGAGCGGCATGAAATCCGATGACGGCTCCGCGCGCGACAGGGAGAAATCTGGCTGAGGTGAAAGGAGTATCCGGCAGCCAAGGCGCTCGATGTCCCGCTCGCCGAATCCGGGCAGATCGACAACCGTGATCGGCTCTACGGTCTCATCGTCATAGATTACGAAGCGCATTGCAGTCCCCTACCAGATTTCCCCCTCGATAGCATCTTCTATTCTACCCTACCGTCTGCCCGGGGGAGAGAACAGCCCACAGCGCACAGAAAAAGTCGGGGCCGGTCACAAGTTCGGCGCGATACTGAGAACCATCCTGAACATAGGCGCGCGCCTTTTTGAATCCGGCATTATGGGCAGCTACCCATTTCGCGGACGCGCCTTCATAATTGCTTTCTGATATAGGCTCGTCATCAGCATATTTGTCGATGCCAGCCACGGCCTCGTCCTCGATAGACCAGCGCGTTCGTACGGCCGAGCACTGCTTGAAGCCGACTGCGCGCGCATCCCATGAATGCTCATCCGTCCAATGCTTGCAGTTAGCGCAAGTGCCTATATTCTTCATCCTCACCCCTCTCCCGACGCCAAGGCCCGTATGGCGGTGGCGATAGTAGCGCCAGGGGACGGAAGTCGTTCCCCGAGGTTGGCGATTTGTGGCAGGCTCAGGCTCTCAGCCACCTTCGCAGCAGCTTCTACCCCCTCCCGAAAGCTCTTTGAACCATTCCCCGTTTCTAAACAGTTGGTCACCTGTAGAATGGCGTCGGCTTTGGCGCGCGCTTCTTCCATCGTTTTCAGATAGGTTGCGTTGGCATAGCGCAGGCCGGCTTCATCGCCGTCGCCAACCGCTTCGCAATGCTCGATCATCGACTGCCACGACTTGAAAACGACCGGATCGATGATCCTCGCCACCTTCTCCCGCACCTCTCCCGGATCGGCGGGGGTTGGGCGGCTGTTCCATGCGGCATCCGCTGAGGCTTGATCTGCGCCATATGTCTGCGCACGATGCGTGGGGTCGGCGCACAGGACACCGCCAGCCCCTAATCGACCGTTTCGGATTGGCTGGTCACCACACCATGGACACGCCTTCAGCTCCTCGGTCATTTGGGGGCTCCTTCTGGGTTGGATAGGGCAAGGGTGCCCTCAGTCGATTCGGCAATGGTCGGATAGACGGGATAGTCGCCGGGGCGCTCCAAGCGGTGCCTGCAGGGTGCGATCCAGCGCTTCCGCGTGTCGGCCGGCGCAGCGTCCCGCTTCAGCCAGATGAAGGCGGAATAGCTGGTCGCTGTACTTGCTTTCTTGCCGACCACTTCGGCGAACGGATCGACGGCGCCGGACCGGATGAGGCGCCCCTTGAGCATCACCACCCGCTCGCTGAACTGAAGCTCGAAGCTGGGCGGGTTCGGGAGGAACAATTCCTCCGCGCGATCCTGCCCCTCGGAAAAGGCGCTCCGGGCGATCACCGCCACGCCCACGCGGCTGAGCCGGATCGCTCGCTCGATGAACTCCTGCGCCAGGCGGAACGGCGGGTTGAGGAAGGTCCAATCGGTCATGTCGAGATGTGCATCGGGCCCAAACAGATAATCGCGCACCGGGAAGCCCGCGCCATAGTCGAACACGTCACTGGCCATGACGTGCCCGAATGACTCGCGCAGCGGCGTCACCATGAAACCGCGGTTGGCGCAGGGCTCGCGGCAATCCATCATCGCGAGATCGAAGCCGAGGCTTTTCAGGAATTCGCAGATCGCCCGCGTCGCCCAGGGCGGCGTCGGGAAATCGTCGAGTGAATCGTGGGGCTCGATGCGCTGCTGCATGACGGCGGATGAGCGGTTCTGGCTCATCGGCGTCGCGCCCGTTCGGCGCGCAGCTGCTCGACGATCGCCATGTCCGGGTGCGACTGGATCAGCCGCTCGATAGCGTCGATCGGCAGGCGGGTGACGTCGAACCGCGGCCCCTTGACCTTGGGCACCGCGCGGCCGAGGCGCAGCTGGGCGATGCGGTTGCGTGCCTCGACGAGCAGCTCGCCAAGCTCAGCGCGGGAGAACACGGTGCCCAGGTCGTTGTTGCGGAAATCGGCCAGCCTTTCCTCGACCAGCGCGAGGCCATCTTCGTGTCGACAGAGGCGCACCTTTTCCACGTCCAGGAGCCGCGCGATCTTGCGGAATCGCTCGTCTTGCTCGGCCGATCGCTGCCAACCCTCCGGGAAGCTGGCGAGTTGGCGAACCCATGAGCCCATGCCTTCCCACAGCACCGGGCGGGGATTGTGCTCAACGCGTCGGCGCTCGACCGCCGCGTAGTGCTCGATGCGAGGTACATGCGCGGGGATATCTGCGCGGGCGAACAGTTCATGCTGGCGACCCATTGCGTGGCGCGGAAGGTGGCTCACCCGTCCCACCCGAAAAGCTTGTTGATCTCGTCCCTGTCGATGTCGCCCGCGGTTCGGGCCCGGGCGATTGCCACGAGCCGGAACCAGACCCGCCAGTAGCGGCGGTCGAGCTCGGGTGACCACGGCGCGTCTTTCCCATCCCGCTTCCGGTGCAGTCGCCAAAGGCGATTGTAGACCCGGCGCTCGGCCGAGCCGGGAGGAGCCGCGATCTTGAAATGCTCGCCGCAAAGGTGGGCGTCGTTGTGGTAATTGCCTGGGGATGTCGCGCCGGTGCGCTTGCAGCCCTCGACGGCGCACGGGTTACGAGAGCGGTGCTTATCGCAGCGCCAGTTCCCATCCGTACCCCACATCGTGCCGGTGCGCTCGCCGCAGCATCTGCATCCAGGCCCCGATACGATCTCGAACTGCTCGGCCACGCTGGCCCATTCCGGGCTGTCGAGATAGCGCCGCCAGTGCTCGGCGGAATAGATCAGCGTCGCGCCGAACGGGTTGCTAACCAGCTCGTAGACCGCGGCATAGGTGCCGGGCGTGTAGCTGACCCTCGCTCCGAAGTGGATCAGCTCGGAGCGGTAATACCGTCCGCTCTTGTGGCGGATCTGGAAGCCCTCGCCGTGGCTGATCATTCAGTGGTCTCAGCCGCCGCTTTGGCACGAGGCGGAAGAGGTATCGGGACGCTCTGGCCGCTGGCGAGGTTGATGAAGGCGCCAGCGTGGCCGATCGAGCCCCGCCCGAGCAGGTCGAACAGAAGCGCGAGCGCGTGGCTCGCCACCACCCGGTTGACGAACAGGGATTGGCGCTCGAGCGCCTCGGCCACTGAGCAGGATGGGGCATCGTCTTCTGGCGCGCTCTCGTCGGCCAGCTCCGGGAAATAATCGAGCACGGTCGGGAGCACTTCGCGCTCCTTGCCGGCGGC